TGTGCAGTAATTGACGGAAAAATTTATAAACGATATGACTGTAAGAAGGGCAAAATACCACCAGAGGGATTTATTCCCTGTTGCGAACCAGACGCAATTACAGGTCATTGGCCGGGATGGGTAAAGGTTGATGAGAATAATCCGTCTGATAAGTGGTTTGTAAAAGCGTATAACTTTTCAATGCAATGTAATCTTAGCCCATGGGTGGACGGCACGTATGAAGCTATTGGAAAACATTTTAGTGGAAATCCATATAACTATAATTACGATGATCTTGTCCCGCATGGGAGAAATGTTGTAGAAGTCGAACGAACATTTGAAGGAATCAAGAAATATCTTTCCGAACATAGAATAGAGGGATTAGTTTTCTGGAAAGGCGGAAGCCCACAATGTAAAATCAAGCGTTCAGATTTTGGTTTTGAATGGCCAGTAAAGGGGGAAAGGGAGAGTTTATGAAGAAAATATTTTTTGCTGCGTTATTATCAATGATGCTGTTTGGATTAACAGCATGTCAATCGACAACAAAGAATTTGGGTGGGACAACCACAATAAAATTAAAACCAGGTGTAAAACTGGAAGAAATCACATGGAAAGACGATGATTTGTGGTATCTTACTCGACCAATGAGAGATAACGAATCAGCCGAAACACATACATTTGACCAGTCAACTGATTTTGGTTTCGAAGGTCAAGTAATTATTATTGAGAAGAATAAATAAATCAGTCAGAGAGCCACGCGAGAGCCAGACTAAATCCTAAGGAGAAGGGAGGCCTGGCTCTATTTTTATGTCAAAAATTACAGAAGGTTCGCTCGAATGGTATCGGGCGGTATTAAATCAGGTTATCAGTGGGGATATGTCGATATACCAGAATCAGAAAGACTGCCTTGATCTGTTACTGAATATGAACATGGATCTCCCTTTTAATGAGAATCCAGAGGCAAGAAAGATTGCAATAAAAACCAGTCAGTACGCACATAATCTTGCTGAAAGGCAAGCTGCTATTACTGGTGATGGTAATTTTGATGATATTTACTGGGATTATTTGTTGCTGGAAGCTCCATGGGCGTTCGAGAGTTATTTGTTATACATGGAGAAGAATAGACCGGACAGCAAAAAGTTTTATATTCCAAGAAAGAAAACACTCCAAGTAGTCGCTCGAGATTTACAGGATTTGGAAGATAGGATAATTGAATTTTACGGTCTGTCGTTACCAAGTCGTGTTGGCAAGAGTACTATGTGCATATTTTTTATGTCATGGATAATGGGAAGACGACCAAACAGCCACAATGCAATGGGTGGTCATTCCGGAAAACTGGCAAAGGGCTTCTATGGCGAACTTCTAAATCTCATAAACACACAAGAATATACCTACAGTGATATATTTCCAAAATCAAAATTGCAAAAGCAAAGTGCTGATGATTTTGAGATAAATTTGGACAAGCCAGACCGATTCGCCACAATGACTTGCCGCGGTATCGAGGGAACATGGACGGGTGCTGTTGATATTTCGTCTGATGGATATTTGTATGTGGATGACCTTGTTCGAGACAGGCAGCATTCTTTAAGCCCTACTCGTTTGGAGAATACTTATCAAGAGTATCTGAACAAAATGGTTGACCGTAAAATTGATGGGGCAAGAGAGCTGATGGTTGGAACAAGATGGAATCTGTACGACCCATTAGGCAAAATTGAGAAACTCAATCGAGATAATCCACTGTATAGGTTCCGTAAGATTCCTGCCTTGAATGATGATGGTGAATCAAACTTCGAATATGATTATGGAGTTGGCTTTTCTACAAAGTATTATGTGGATATGAAAGCCAGACTTGATGCTAACGAATGGGAGGCTAAATATCAACAGAGACCATTTTTACGAGAAGGGATTATATTTGCAGAAGATGAATTGAGATATTACAACGGAATTCTTCCCGAAGGCGGTTTTGTGAGAAATATATCTGCTTGTGATGTGGCATGGGGTGGTGGCGACAGTTTGTCGATGCCCGTAGGAGCGGAATTTGAAAATGGAGATATTTACATTTATGACTGGATTTTTAATACAGGTCCTAAAGAGGTGACACTTCCATTAGTTGTCGGAAGAATTATGGGGAATAAAATACAAAACATTAACTTTGAGGCAAATAATGGTGGAGATATGTACGCATATTATGTGAGCGAGCGATTGAAAGAACATATGTATTCGTGCAGTACAACCAGTACAAAAGCTCCGTCAAAGCAAGCTAAAAAAGAAAAAATAAATCAATACTCAGGAGATGTAAAAAATAGATTTATATTTTTAGCCCCGAAATATCGCAGCCGAGAATATGAAAATGCCATGGAAGAATTAACCACTTTTGTATATATTGGGGACAATGACCATGACGATGCACCTGACGGGGTAACACAACTTATGATGTCAATCACAGAAAAAAGGCTCGCAGAAGTTTCAGCAGTACAGAATCCATTTTGGGGAAGGAGATAATATGACCACAAGAGAATATTTAGGGCAAATTCAGAAATATGACAAGCTTATTAAAAATAAAAAATACGAAGAAGAACATTTAAGAAGTCTTGCTCTTGGGCTTAAATCGTTCTCATATGGTGAAAAAGTTCAGTCTACTCCGAATCCCAATCAAATGACCGATGCCGTAAGCGAACTTGTTGACATTCAAACAGAAATCAAAAAAATGGTTATTGAATACACAAAGAAAAAGCAAGACATTATTGAAACAATAGACAAGGTGAGCGATATCAATTCAGATTTGTATGATCTGCTGTTTAGGCGATATGTAAAAGATGAAAGGCTTGAAATGATTGCCTGTGAAATGGGATATTCCTATTCTCATGTGAAATTATTGCATTCGAAAGCACTGAATATCGTCAAAAACATTAAGAATTTTGAAAGTTAATACCTGATAATACTGAATAATACCTGCATATATTATATAATATAAGCTGTAAAATAAGCACCGGGAAGAACCCTTGGTGCTTTTTTCATGCAGAAAAATAGGAGGACAGGCAGTGGGGAGAAACAAAATAAATTTTGTTGACCTATGCCAAGGCGAGTTTGGCAGAAAAACTGCCTATACTGGCGTAGACCAGATTACTCCCCAGAACGTGGCACAGGTCCTTTCTGATACAATCGGAATCCATAACAGGAATAGAACCCTGATGGATTATCTTTACAGATATTACAAAGGCGATCAGCCAATTTTATATCGTGAAAAACTTGTTCGCCCAGAGGTCAACAATAAAGTTGTTGAGAATCATGCCCTTGAAACAGTCAAATTCAAGGCAGGACAGATATACGGAGAACCTATTCAGTATGTCTGCAAGAAGAAAAAAGCGAGTGAAGAAACAAACGAACAAGTTGATAGGCTCAATGATTATCTGGACGAAGCCAATTCAGACGCCAGAAACATTCAGCTTGGAATATACCAGAGCGCAGTAGGAACTGCATATAAAGCAATTCTAAGAGAGGATGAATGGACAAAGGATGGAGACTTACCGCCTTTCAGAATATTTATCCCATCACCGCAGGATGTATATATTGTTTATTCAAGCGTTACTGGCAAACCAGTGCTTTCCGTCCAGATTTTAAAAGACGAGGACAATCAGCAGTATTACCAGTGTTATTCTTCCAGACAGTATTTCAAAATACAAAATGGAGCGGTAACAGAATCTGGAATCAATGGTTTTGGCGGTATTCCTATCATTGAATATCCAAATAATCACGACAGACTTTCTGACATTGAAATTGCGATCACAATGTATGATGCAATCAACAAATATCAATCTGACAGACTGAATGGGGTTGAACAGTTCGTGCAAGCCCTAATGAAATTCAAAAACTGTGAGATTGACGAAGCAGAATTTGTAAAAATGATAAAACTCGGTGCTGTATCCGTAAAAGACGTCGGGAATGGAACGCAATCAGATGTTGATTTAATGACTGCTGAACTAAATCAGTCAGAAAGTCAGGTTGCAAAAGATGATATTTACAACAATATGCTGATTGTAGAAGCAATGCCGAATCGACAGGGCAATACCGGTGGAGACACAGGGAATGCGGTGTATCTGAGGAATGGTTGGGATTTTGCAGAACGAGACGCAAAATTGGTAGAAGCATTTACGAAAGAAGCTGAAAAAGCATCTGCCAGAATTATTTTGAATATCATCCGAAAAACTTCAATGGATGTAAATATTTCGACCAGAGATTTTGATGTAAAAATCACCAGAAACCCAACGGATAACATGCTTGTCAAAGCGCAGGCACTTGATTATCTGTTCAAAAATAAAATTCATCCGCTTATTGCGCTGATTACTTGCGGATTATTTAGTGATCCACAAAAAGTATATGAAATGAGTTTGCCATATCTCGGAACCATTTATCCGGAATTGGCAGACCCAGACTCAGAGTTGCAGAAAGCGCAAGATTTGCTGAATGGCTTCAATAAGGATGTGATTTCAGAATGAGTATTTCATCATACGATGAATTAAATATCAGGCCCAACAATCGCAGAAGTGAACCGTATAAAGAATATTTCAGCAAAATGTCAATATCAGACAAAGAAAAGCAAGAAAGGATAGCTTTTTCTGAACAAATGGAAGAAGTTGTCCTTTATATTTTAGCGTTGATAGAAACAACCATAGAAAGTGGAGAATCAGATCAAGAATACATTCAGACTCAATTTTACGACAAATATCTGGATGTAATTGCTTCGTATATGCTTATAGACACATATATCAAGCAATATGCTCTTGACGTGACAAAACAAATTATTGATGCAACATTTGAAAGATTTTCTGCCGAAGACAAAAGCATTACTGATGATTATTACCTGTCAAATGACCGGACAATGTTTATTTCAGAATGCGAAGCTAATTCGATACTGAATTACAGACAGTATTCAAAAGCTGTGAAAGCAGGAAAGACAAAGAAGAAATGGATTGACGTAGGAGACAAAAGGGAACGAAAGACACACCTTGAAGTCGGAGGAACCATACTCCCGATTGATGAGCCGTTTTCGGTTGGAGATAGCTTACTACAATTTCCAAAAGACACCTCGCTAGGAGCTTCGGCAGATGAGGTTGTGAACTGCCGGTGTTCAATTCAATACAGTTGATTTAGAGACGAGTAAAATCGTCTCTTTTTTATTAAAAAAAATATGCATCCCGATAGCGTAATCATGGGAGACACCTTGAGCTGAGCGAACAGCGTAAAAAAAGCGTATTGGTGAAAGGAGATTTCAATGACAAGAGAAGATGTAAAGAAGATCTTTCCAGATGCAACCGATGAGCAGATTACCTCTTTCCTGAATCAGTCAAATTCTGATGTGGCTAAGGAAAAAGCCAAAAATCAGAAATTAAAAGAAGATGCAGAAAAAGCAAAAGCGTTGGAAACAGAACTGGAAGAACTGAAAAAGCAGAACATGAGCGAAGCTGAAAGAACAGAATTGGAGCATCAGAAAGAGAAGGCAACAAATGAAAAAAGAATTTCTGATCTCGAATCTGCACTCAAAGCAGCTCAGAAAGATGCCCTGACAGGCAAAATCACTTCTATTTTTGCGAGTGCAGGAATGAAAGGAGATGCCTACGCAGGAGCAATCAAAGCATTTTCAAATATGGATGCTGAAGATGCACTCAAAGAAGCCCAGACTTTTGTTGATGGAATTTCCGAAGTAAATAAATCAACGCTTGATACAGCAAAAGCCGCATGGGAAAAAGAAGCCCTTGAAAACACACCTAATCCGGGTGGCGGTAAACCTGGTGGAGAACCAGAAAAGAAAAGCGAAGCATCTGAATATGCAAAAGCGTACTCAGCAAAAATGTATCCAGAAAATAAACCGGCAGATGATAATGCCCCAGTAAATATTTAAGAAAAGGAGATTTAGATTATGGCTTTTATGAAAACAGAGCAGTACGAATCCACACCTAATATCCTCGAATCCGAGGTAGGACTGGTACTTAAAACCTATACAGCAGAACAGACAAATGCTGAAACCGTTGGAACTAAGAAGATTATCAAGGCAGGTTCTGTATATCCGACAAACGCAACTGGTGCTAAAGGCATTGTGTTTGAAGACGTCGATATGACAGACGATACAAAACGACCGATTTCCGTAATTGTTGCAGGACGTGTTCTTGAAAAAAGACTTCCGGTAACAGTAGAAACCACTGCGAAAACAGAGCTTGAAAAAGCAGGTATCGTTTTTGTAACCACTACAGACCCAGAATTTTAAGGAGGTAAGCAGATGCCATTTAATATTTTAGAATCAATCACACAGGAAGAAAGACTTAACTTTTCTCAAGATTTCAGCGTAAAAAGACCGGGCATTCTTGACACCATCTTCCCGGATGTCAAAACCCAGTTCCTGAAAGCTGAATACTACAGACTTATGGCTGGACAGAGATTTCCAGAGGTAGCATTCGTTCATGCACTTGATACTGAAGCAGAAATCGGAACAAGACCGGGCTTCGAAAAAGTCCTGACTGAAAAGCTCTTTATTAAGAGAAAAATTAATCAGTCTGAGAGATTACAGCAGGCAATTGAAAATGGTGTGCCGGATGACGAGAACTTAAAGAGATTTGTATTTGATGATGCAGCTAACCTGTTTGAAGGCGTTGTTGCCAGAGCAAATGTCATGAAAGGACAGTTCCTTTCTACTGGTGCAGTAAAAGTCAAAGAGAACAACGTTGATATGAGCATTGATTACGGCGTTCCGTCCAGCGCAAAGGTAGAAATGACAGACTGGTCTAAGCCAGATGCGGACATCATGGGTGATATTCAGAAGATGGTTGCTATCGCAGAAGACAATGGCTTCGTAGTAAACAAAGCCCTTACATCTCTCAAAATGATTAACTATATGAGAAACAACACTGCAATGCAGACAGCGGTCTTAGGAGCAGCAAACAAACGTCTTCTGACAAAACAGGAGCTTGCTAATCTGCTTATGCAGGAATACGGAATCACAATTGATCGTTGTGACGAGAAATTCAAATTCAGAAAAGCAGATGGTTCACTCAAAACAGGAAGATACTTCAAAGAGGATGTATTCACTCTGTATGAAGCAGAACCGAACGGTTCATTTGGCACTGGACTCTGGGGCGTAACACCTGAGGAACTTGAATACAGACAGTTCATTCAGGAAGAAAACCGTTCTTTCGTAACACTGTCCATGTGGGCTACACAAGACCCAGTTGCAGTTTGGACTAAAGCATCAGGTATGTTTATTCCAGTAGCAGCAAAAGCTAATGGCGGTATCGTAATCGGTACCAAAGCGGGGGAATAAACGGGCATAGTCTCGACGAGAACAGCCAGTCACCATCTGTAGTAAGTGTTAATGATGCTTCAAAACACAAGCATACAGAAAGCGAGCTGTCAAGCATGACAGTAGTTCAACTGAAACAGCTCGCAAGTGACAATGGCTATGCCCTGACATCGACAAATAAGGCTGGTATTATCTCTGAAATTTTATCTCAGCAAGGGTAGGTGATCTTGAATGGACGAACGGCTTGTGAATGATCTGAAAGAGTATCTATCCGATGATGTGGAAACTGACGGTATGATTTCTTTGTCTGTGAAGCGTGCAATTCGTTCATTCAAAAAGAAACGCAACTATCCGTCTGGATATACAGACGAAAAAATCAATACCGATATGGAATGCTGTTATGATTGCATATTTGATCTGGCTCTCTATTTCCTTGTGAAACAGGGGGCCGAGTTCCAAGAATCGCACTCTGAAAATTCAGTAAGTCGAAAATGGGAATCCGAAACGGAAATATATATCAATCATGGCGTTTTTCCATTTGCAGGAAGTTTAATTTAACTAAGATGGTTGGGTCACGTGGCACAGTATGTTGTCCTCCCGGAGTGCCGCTGGGTTGCTTATATTCAGTAGGGAAAAGCAAATGTTAAGGGAGTGAAGAAAGGAACTGGCGATGGGATGTGAACATGAATGTTTTAATGAACACCGCATAGAAGAACTGGAAAAGAATTTTCAGCTGATGCAAGAGAAGCAATCTGATCGTAGTAAAGAATTTTATGAGCGTATCGGGGAACTGGAAAGAAAGACAGCATTAAGTGAGAATGACTTGAACCATATCAAGTCGACTGTGGATGAGATGAATAACAATATAAAGACTCTCATGGCAGTCCCGGGAAAGCGTTACGATACAATCATTGTATGCGTTATTACAGCGATTGTCAGCGCAGTTATCGGTTTTATGTTAAGCGGTATTCTTCCAGTTTGATTCCACTTGTAAGGGAGGACGGTGGAAATATGAATTATACAGACTTTTCAGAAGATGAAAGAAAATTTTATTTAAAAGAAGCAGGCTTCGATTCCAGAGAAGAAAAACTGTTTCGATTACGGGCTTATGGCGAAAAGACACTATGGGAAGCATCTGAACTTATGGGGTATAGTCCGAGAACCATAGACCGAATTAACAAAAGAATAAAGAAGAAAATTTCCAAAGTTGCCCCGATGTATTGTCGGGGCTTTTCTTTGTATTATGGCGAAAACGTGGCGAAATAGTGACGTTCAAAAACAGAGTTCCTTCCTATATAATATAATCATAGGAGAAAACACAATGATTATGTTAAGGAACCCTTACGAGGGTATATGGGAAAAGCATCGTTCCATAGATGATATGGATATGATTCTTGAATCCCGGACAGGAGGAACAGATTATGGCAGGTTATCCGTATTATCCGCAACAGCCAATGATAAACAACCCATACGGACAAATACAGCCGTATCAGGACAGGCTGGCACAATTGCAGAATAATTACCAACAGGCAATGCCTTATGGTCAAATGCAGATGCAACAGTTACAGTCAATTCCACAATCCCCTATGCTTCAAGGACAGATGGTGGATGGGATTGATACTGTAAAGGCTAAAGATGTGGATATGTCCGGCAATCCTGTTTACTATCCAAAAACAGACGGAACTGAAATTTACAGAAAACAGCTTCAATCCGATGGAAGGAGCAGGATTTTTGTTTACCGACTTGCAAACCCAGACGAACAACAGCCAAAGCAAGATGAAAAGCAGATTGACATTGAAGCAATGTTTAATCAGCTTCGGAATGATGTTTGTTCGGAGATTTCTGAAATAAAGAATATGTTTCCGACGCAGATGTCGGGAACACCAGAACCTAAGCAGAACGGAGGTAGGCAGAGATGATGAACCCTATGCAACTTATGCAGATGATACGTAACGGTGGAAATCCACAGCAAGCTATCATCAATATTATGAAAAATCAGTCTGGGAACAGCCCAGTTATAAACAATGCTATCAATATGATGGAAAAAGGCGACAGTGCAGGTCTTGAAAAACTTGCAAGAAACCTTTGCAAAGAAAAAGGAATTAATCCTGATGATATGTTATCGCAGGTTAAGAACCAGTTTGGAATAAAATAAGCGGATAAATTATTTATCCGCATATCTCCAACCAAATCCGTGTGTTTGAGAAAAAATGCCTTTGCAACATTTCCCTATTTTGGACTCCGAACATCCAGTCGCTCTGGAAGCTTCACCTATACTTCCAAAAGTGGCAATAATATTCCCAGTGTTTAAATCAATTTGGCTCACTGGAATAGAAGATGCGTTTTGGAATCCGGTTTTCCCTAGCCACGGTTTAGAACCTTTGTTTATTCCGATTTTGTAAGCGTGCAAATTGTTTTCGGAAGACGTGCACCATTCAAGGTTATTTACACAATTATCTTTTTTGTTTCCGTTAATGTGGTCAACTTGAGGCTTGTTTTCCGGATTTGGAATAAACGCTATTGCAACAAGACGATGTACCATAAAATACGCAGGCTTTTTATTCCGATATAAACTGACTCGCAAATATCTCCCGTCAGCGCAGATTGGACTTAATATTTTGATTTTGGAATGATGGTTTCCTGATTGCAAACTTTTTACATTCCCTAGATTGCTTACTTGATAAACACCTTCGTATTTTGGAATGTCTTTCCATATTTCTTTCATAAAAATAACACCTTGCCTTTCTGATGTACGCCTTTATTGGTTGTGGGAAAATCACTAAGGCATGTGACTTTCGGGTCGCGAATCCCTATTCCCACATAAATATTATACTATATTTCATTTAACATTGCTACAAAATTGAGCTGAAAGCCCGGGATTTCTACTTGATTTGTAAAATAAATCAAATAGGAGGTTTGAATTTATGATGAATTCAGGCGGATATAGCCTTGCTGACATTGCGGCAGCAACAGGCTCTAATAATCATGCAGATGATGGCTACGGCTTCGGCGGTGGATGGGCATGGTGGATCATTATACTTCTCATCTTTGGTTGGGGAGGCAATGGCTGGGGCTTCGGCGGAAACAGAGGAAATGGAAGCACAGATTTCTTAGACTCTGCTTTACAACGTGGCTTCGATAACCAGTCCGTAATTAGCAAGCTCGATGGTATCAGCAATGGTATCTGTAACCTTGGTTATGACCAGTTGGCTCAGCTGAATGGAATCAATCAGAATATTTCTAATGGATTCCACGGCGTAGATAATGCTATCTGCAATCTTGGCTATCAGACCCAGCAGGGATTTAATAGTACAAACATTGCACTTATGCAGGGACAGAATGCATTACAGTCTCAGTTAGCTCAGTGTTGCTGTGACAACAGGGAAGGACAGGCTCAGATCAGATATGATATGGCTACCAACGCTTGTGCAATCCAGAACTCAATGAACAACAATACCAGAGATATTCTGGAAAATCAGAACAGCAACACCCGTGCCATTCTTGATTATCTTTGCCAGAAGGAAACAGCAGACCTTAGAGCAGAGAATCAGGCACTTAAACTGGCGGCTTCACAGTCCGACCAGAATGCGGTATTACAGGCGGCTATGAACGCAAATACAGCAGAAATTCTCAGACGCACTGCACCACTTCCGGTTCCGGCATATCCGGCAAGTAATTTGTATGGATATTACGGAAACAACGGATGTGGATGCAACAGTGGTTGCTGCTAAGTAACTCACCCTTAGAGGTTGACTAAATTCTAAGAGGTGGGTTGCGGCTCACCTCTTATTTGATTGAGAGGTATAAAATATGAGTTGTAAAAATGTTTGTAAGCTTTGCAGCCATCTTGTAATCAGCCAGTCTGTATCGTTTACCGGTGGCAATCTTGTAATCACACTCCCGGCAGGCAGTTATTCCAATGGAGAAAAGTATTGCATTGTGATCGCACAAAGTATACCAGAAGCCACCACAATTACCGCCCCGGTAATGATTCAAATAGGAACAGGAACAACTTTGTATCCGCTAGAGAATCGTTGCTGTGCACAGGTTACGGCTTGCGGAATAAGAACCAGAACGAAATACGCAACCAGAGTAGCTACAAGTGCAACTGGCGGAGTATTCAAGATGTTGGGAAATCCAGCTTGTAGTCCGAGTAACAATTTAACAGCAATTAATGGTACAGCCCCAACGACAGACACACCTGTTACACAGGCTGCCAGAAAGGGGGCAATTAATGCATAAAGTTGCAATGGAAATGGGAAAATGGGCTATGGAAAAAGCCAAAGCACATGGATTTGACAATCTTAGTTCTCAGGACTGGGATGATCTGAAAGATTGCTTAGAAGCGGTAAAATGTGCAATCTGTGCAGATAAGGATTACAGAATCGTAGAAGCTATGGACGAATGCGAGCAGGAAGAGAAGTATCTTGGACGCATGGGATATGACAACTATCGTTACGCAAACGGCAGATTTGCACCAAAAGGAAGAGGAAGCCGAATGGGATATATGCCGTATCTCCATATGCAGGATGACGACTGGGTAAGTGAATATCCGAGCAATCCAGAGCTTGAACGTAATATGTACCGCATGGGCTATCATCCAGACCGTAGTGATATGAGAATGGACGGTATGAACAATAGGCAGTCCAGATATGGTGAAACCTACGACAGATACAGTGAGAATCGCAGACATTATCACGATTCCAAAGACGCTGAATCTAAGAGAAAAATGGATGATTCCATGAAAGAGTATACAGAAGATATCATCCGCAATATGAAAGAAATGTGGGATGATGCAGACGCATCAATCAGACAGCAGATGAAGACTGACTTGACACGTTTCATACAGCAGATGAATTAAATATGAAATGAATTTTGCCCTTGTTACAGGAATGTAGCAGGGGCTTTTCAGTTGAGAAAAGGATGGTCAACTACCCATCACTTAAATGGAATGGGCTTGTAACTGCCCTGTGGTATAACGGATTACTCCTTCCACATTTAGTCGTTTAGCATTACTGCTAAAAGTGGCGTTACATTGTAGGCACGTTGACTTGTACCTGTGCTATAGAGATTTACTCCGTAGCAACTGCATCAGGTACTAAAAGTTCTATTCCCATACGATGCAGATTCATAGCTCCTATGCGGTCATCATTCGATTTATAACCGCAATTTTTACAGCAGAAAAAGTGTATTTTCTTATTGCGATTCGCTTTTTCGGTATGACCGCATTTCGGACATGCTTGGCTTGTATAAGCAGGATTAACCTTTTCTACAAGCTGATGATGTCTTAAGGCTTTGTAAGACAATTTTTGCTCTAAATCATAGTAAGACCATGATACAGATATACAACGGTTCTTTACTTTCACTCTTTCAGTAGCAGAGCGGATTCCTGTTAAATCTTCGATAACAAACATAGTGCCATCAGGATTGCTTTCAACGAGTGCCTTAGAAATACAATGATTTACATCTTGCATCCAACGGTTTTCTCGTTGACCAATAGCTTTTATTCGTCTACGGGATGACGGAGTACCGACTTGCTGTAAATGTTTACGCAAAGCCTTATAATGAGCACGTTTTTGCTTGATTATATTACCATCGTAGAATACAGATTTTCCTTTGCTGTCATATGTAGCAGCAAGAAATCTTATCCCACGGTCTACACCGACAACATTAGAAACTTCTGACTTATTGAGCATAGAAATTTCGTATGTTACAGGTATATGTAAGAAAAACATACCGTGCTTATTAACAAGTTTAGCCGTTCCGAATTTACAGTCATCGGCAAAATATCGTTCAAAACCATTTTTATAGAAAGACACCTTGATGCGACCGCTTAGTGTATTTACAGAGAAAATATTGTTTTTGGTGTTAAGAGAATAATCCCTATTCCATACGAGGTCTAGCTGAGGCAGTCTAAATGTAGGTTTTATCCATTCTTTCTGATTTTTAAGAATGGTTTTGTATTTGGCTATAACTGTGCGTACACAAGAAACAGCCATCTGGGAACGGAGACCATAAATTTCCCGTACCTGATGATAAGTATCTTCCTGCACGCTATAACGGCTAAGATTATGAGTCTTGTATATGAATTCGGATACATAATTACAGGCATCAGAATAAGCCTTCATGGTATCACAGAGTATCTGTTTATCAGAAGGATTGACTAAAATCTGAAGTTTTGCCGTAATTGTCTGTTCCATATATAACACCTACTTTCTTCACCAAAAACATTATAACATACATTTTGGCGAAGAACAATATTTATTTATAGAAAGGAAAATGCGTCGCTAAAACGGGCATTCCTCCCACCACTCAAGAGTGGTGAGTTTCCTTGCCCTGCGACGCTGGTGATAAGCCATGCTAAGACAATTTTATATGAACGGAGACCTATGGAGAGTACAGTTTGTGTCTCCGCACGACAGCGTGTTAATTGACCGTACAGGCAATAGAACGCTCGGGGTATCGGATTATTCCACCCGTATTATTTCAATCGCAAATAACCTTCACGGAGAGCTTCTGAACCGTGTATTTATTCATGAATTAGGTCATTGCGTGATGTTCAGCTACGGTCTATTGCCAGAACTTCACCGCATGGTCAAGAAACGATATTGGGTTGATGCAGAAGAATGGTGTTGCAATCTTCTGGCCGACTATTCTTGTTTCGTGATTGGCACAGCCAGAGACATTTTAGGAAACCAGTTCACATATGTGGCTCCTATCGGGGCAGAAAGGATGATTGCATAGATGGCAAAAGCAGAAAACACAGTTATTTTTGATGGAATCAAGTACAATCCCGGTGATGAATTGCCGGATTTAGGCAGTTGGGTATGTACAGACGCAAGAGGTATGGTTCGTGATTACGAGGGGCTTTCAAAGGACGTGTCAAAGCTCCCACATTATGTACAGAGTGGTTCTTCGGCATTATGCCTTGATACTTCTGAATTATACGAATATCACAAACCTACCGACACATGGTACAAACTGTAAAGGAGAAGCGCATATGGCATTAACAGCAAAGAAAGTATATGCAATTTTAAAACGCCAGATTTCCGATATGGAAGCAAAACTGAACAGCCCTGTAAGATACAGAGGTACAGTTGCGACTGCTGATTTGCTTCCATTAAATCCAGACATTGGCGATATGTACAATATCGAGTCTAAGTCGGTCTACGGCGAAGCAGGAATGAATGTGGCATGGAATGGCGTAGTTTGGGACACCATGGGCGCTCCAATTGATATGTCACTGTATCTCACAAAAGAAGAAGCAGAGGCGGTAATACAAAGATTAGTTACGGAATACTTTGAAAAGAATCCGGTCAAGCCCGGAGCCACCACGGAACAGGCACAGCAGATCGAGCAGAACAAGACAGACATTGCTTCACTGAAAACGGAAACTAATTCACTAAAGGAAGATATATCCACCAAAATCACTAAGTTCTACGCAAGTTCACAAGGCAAAACTCATCTTGCCGACTCTGACAATGGCAAGATTCAAGATATGATGCTGTATGGGAAATCTTCGCAGGATGGAACGCCAACGCCAGAGAATCCAGTTGAGATTAAGAGCGTGGTGAATCCGACAGTGAAGGTGTGGGGGAAGAATTTGCTGAATTATAATGCATGGAAAGGCACGCCTATTACAAGAGGAACCGCGATTTATGAGAACAATGGAATTACTCTTACGGCTACTGAGAATGACTGCTATTCTGAAATGGGAAATAATTTTCCTGATAATGCTAAAATCAAAGTAAGTGAGGGCGAAACTCTTACTTTATCCTGGGAACAGATTGAAAATAATAAAGAAGGTTATATTTATATTTTTGGAAATGGAATAGCAAGTAATTCGGTTAACATCGATAATAGAAAATCAAAAAAACTTTCATATACTGTCCCAAGCGGGGTTACATTTATTACATTCAGGTTTGGCGTAGCCGCGACAGGGGATACCATCAGCTACAAGAACATTCAAATTGAAAAAGGCTCAGAAGCTACATCTTATGAACCATACCACGACGAACAGACACTCACTCTCCCATACACATTGAATGCAATCCCTGTAAGTTCAGGCGGTAACGTCACAATCGACGGACAACAGTATATTGCGGATTATGTGGATGTGGAGCGGGGGAAGTTGGTGAGACATATCAAGGAAAAATCTGACACTATAAGCATTGCTGTCACTGTGTCTGTTGGCGGATTAGGTATTTACGATTATGATATTCCGTTTATTAAAAATGTAATTTGCAATATTACAAATATAGTTTATGAAGATATTAACCAAGGGTGGGCTTCAAAACAAGCTTGTATATCAGGAAGTAATGTAGGAGAATTAAGAGTTTATCTTCCTGTCGGTAATCATAATGTAAAAATTATTTATGAACTTGAAACTCCAGAAGAAATCGACCTCACCACAGAAGAAATCACTGCGTTCAAGGCACTTGCAACATATTATCCAACCACAAACATATCTATCAATTCAGAACAGTTGGACGGATATACAGTATTCAACTATCCAATTTCAATGGAGAACGGTTGGAACTATGTAAAACAGCAGATAGGCGATACGAGAGATTATATCTATGATATGGATGCACGCGCTCAGGACATCGACACACAGGCGGCAGAAGCCTATGTTAACAGCGAGTACGCAGTAGCACTTACAGAATTGGAGGTATGATTATGTTATATAGAACATTACTAAAACTTAAAGAGAAAAACGGTCTGACAGATGATTTAAAAAATAAGATTGATATTTTCTTCGCAACGGGCAGGCTTACTGAGGAACAGTACAATGAGCTGATGGATATTAATAAGGAAGAAACTGATTCTGAGGGTAAACTTAACTAAAGCCCCTAAAGTTAATTATTGACTATTGGACACCAATGATATATAATGAGTATAAATTCATTATATGGAGGTGAGTTCGATAAAAGTAGAAAGAAATATCATGATTAACAAGGCCGGCGGAAACGCAGGCAAAGAATCTGTCAACTATAAAATATCACTTCCGTCAGAAGCAGTTCGGATGCTCGGTATTACCAAAGAAGACAGAAAAGTAATTCTCGAATACGATGAAGAGAAAATAACAATCAAAAAAGCATAATAAAAAGGAGTTAGGTTCCCGACTACCAATCAAAAAAACCTAACTCCAACACCACAAAGGGTACAGTATTATTATAACATGGTACTCTCCCTTTGTGAACCCAAAAGGAGGGTATTTTTTATGAGAGATAAATTCGTGAATGGGTTTATGACCAAGCTGTATGAAGAAATTCCAGAAGAATATCTTGAAAGAGTCAGAAACAAACTGGCGTTGTATGTAAATGATTTTGATATTAGTCAAAGAGAAACAGCAGTTGTAAAGTATACTGGATATTTGCCAGATTTCTACAAAACTTACATTGTAAGTAGGAAAATCGAGGGTTTGAGCAAAAAGACGCTCGAACTCTACAATCTTTATCTGGATGATTTCTTTTTCACAGTCAATAAAAACGCAGAAGACATTACTGCAAATGATATCCGTGTATATCTGTATAACGCTCAGGAGAGCAGAGGATTGAGCAATCGAACACTTGATAGTAGAAGAACTGCCATACACGCTTTCTTCGAGTGGGCTGCAAACGAAGGATATATAGGCAAGAACCCATGCAGAGTTATCAAAAACATCAAATATGAGCGTATCGAAAAGCAACCTCTGACAGATATGGAGTTGGAAAGAATCAGGCAAGCGTGCGAAACCGTACGCGAAAAAGCACTGGTTGAATTTCTGTATAGTACCGGAGCTAGGGTTACAGAAGTATGTGGTGTAAAGAAAACAGATATAGACTTTTACAAAGGCGAAGTAGTTGTTTTGGGGAAAGGCAACAAGCATAGAACAACGTACCTAAATGCCCGATGTAAATTACTTTTAAAACAATACTTCGCAATTAGAGATGATGAGTCGGAATATCTTTTTGTAAGTGAAAGAAAGCCACATAAAGTACTCAAGAAAGAAGCAATAGAAAGAATTGTACGAATAATCGGTGAGCGGGCAGAACTGGACAGACCTCTAACGCCGCATCTATTTAGGCATACTCTTGCGACTCTTATGCTTCAAAGAGGCACGCCGATTACTGAGGTGCAGAAGATTCTTGGACATGTCAACATTAACACGACAATGATCTACGCAAAAGTATCTGATGAAGATGTAAAAGTGTCTCATATGAAATATGCAATATAAGATTAAAATAAAAAGACTCTTTTTGAAGGGAGAAATCGCCATGAGAGGATTGAAACGTCAAAAACAGACAGTGTATTGGTCAAGGGTGACTGAAGGACTTGACGGGATAGACACAATCAAAGCATACCAAAAACCAGAACCACATCACCTGTCCGTATCTGCGACTGCCGGAACGCCAGAGGAATTATCCGCCGGTTATATCCCGGATTATGACAGGTATATCACAAACTTCGACCGCAACTTCAAGCCACAGACTGCCGATGTATTCTGGATAGACTGCAAACCGGAACTGACCGAAGCAGGAGAACTTGTTTTAGGTGAAGGCGGAGAACCTACAGTACCGCCAGATTACCGTCTGAAAAAGATTCTCGACACCCAGAAAGGCAATGTGGCACGATATGGCATCAAGTATATAGGAGATGGCTCAGATGGCGAATAAGACTATCAAAATGGAATTGTCGCATAAATCTATACAGGACACAATAAAGCAGCTCAGAGCGTACCAGAAGTCACTTGCAAGCAAGAATGAAGAGTTTGTCCGCAGGCTGGCAGAACTTGGAATCCCGGTCATAGATGAAAACATAGCATTGGCACAAGGCGATTCTGACAAAAATCATAATACCTATATCAGAATCAATAACTTTGGTGGCTATTCTCAGGCAACACTTGTGTGCGAAGGCTCTGACCTTTTATTCATTGAGTTCGGAGCGGGTATTTCGTATAACACTCCTGCAGGAACCAGTCTACATCCCAAAGGGCAAGAATTTGGATATACAATCGGTTCATACGGGCAAGGAAACGGAAAGAATGAATCGTGGGTTTATTTTGCCGATTCTGGCGAATGGGTACGCTCTTATGGTACCGAAGCCACTATGCCGGTATATAAGGCAAGCGTGAAAATCATGCAGAGTATTAGGAAAATTGCAAAAGAAGTGTTTGCATCATGAAAGTTAATACCTGATAATACTGAATAATACCTCTGTCTTTGATATACTATAACATATAAAAGCATCTACCTGAGCGGTGGGTGCTTTTTTCATGCTCAAAAGGAGGTGCCCTATGCCGACTGTTATCTATCCTCCAGTAGAGGAAGCACTTTTACGTTGGAGCAAGATTGTTGGAGCATTTGTCGGCAAAGGCAATTACTCCATGGAAAAAAGTCAGACAATAGCGACAGACAAAAAGAAATATGCCCGGTTGTTTTTGATGGGAAATCCAACACAATCATCTAGCCTTGATGGAAGTGAATGCGCGACTGTGCTTTCGTTTCAAACTGAGAGCTACGCATCAGGTGTAAAAGCCTTGTCAACAGCGTACGAAATCGACAGTAAGAGTCATGAAGCCATGATTTCTATGGGATTCCGAAGAACATACGGACCGGAAGAAGTTGCAAACTCCGAAAAGAGTTTCAAACGAATCATAAGCCGGTACAGTAGAATTTACACCGGGCAATTATTGGAAGCGTAACAGCTTCTATTTTTTTATACCAAAAAGAAAGGAGAGTGTCCTATGAGTAAAGATAAATTACAATGGCTGAAAGCTGCGGGAATCAGAGCTGTTAAGACAATTGCTCAGACAGCAGTTGCTACAATCGGAACCGCAACAGTCCTTGGAAGCGTTGACTGGAAGATGGTCGTATCCGCGTCCGTTCTTTCCGGTGTTTTATCCTTGCTTACATCTGTAGCAGGGCTTCCAGAACTGAAAACAGGCACAGATGAATAGAAAGGACGGTGATCCTTTTATCTCCCGGATGCAGGGTTACGCATCAGAGCCATGTGGCTCTTTTTTATTGTAATTTTATAGCTGAAAAGCAGAAAGGAGCCGAATATGGCAGCAACACCAGCGATTGACCTCAGTACCATTGGCATGAAGGTCGCGATTGCATTCGAAACTATAGCGGGCACACGCCCAACAGACAAATATTACAATTTACAGAAACCAAAATCCATTCCGGATATGAACCCGGAACCTGATACTATCGACACCACATCTCTGAACGCAACAAAATACAAAACATCCGTTCCGGGACTTCTCGATTTATCGGGAGCCATGGGATTTACATTTGGTATGTCTCAGGTGTTCATTGATACTTGGGAAAACATCTGTGGCACATGGGACAAGAACAAAGCAGAAGGCAAAAGACCTTGGCTGGAAATTTATCATCCAGACCTTACAAAGGCTTGGTTTATTCCGATTGTACCTTCAAGACTTGGCGTTCCATCTGCCGAAGTAAATGCAGCATGGGAAGTTACTGCAAACGTAACAATTTCAGATGAAATCAAGATTGAAGACAAAATTGAGCCGTCTGATGAAGATTTTCCATCTCCACTCGGGGGCTGATAAACATCCCGCCATTGAGTCAAATCTATGGCGGGAATTTCTATTTTAATTTGGGAGGATATATGATATGACAAAATTAACAATTAATGGAACTGATTATATTATCAAATTTGGTTACAATGCGTTCTGCGATACAGATCTTATGGAAAGAGTTCAGGACTTGGCAAAGCTTTTTAAATCAGCAGAAATCGAAACAGATGGAGACGTTTCCGGAATTAGAAGAACTAAAGACTTATTCTGCGTAATCAGGGAGCTTCTTTTTGTTGGATTTAAAAAATACAATCCGGCAGAATCATTGCAGGAAATCGGGAATTTACTGGATGATTACAAAGATGAAGAAACCGATGAACCAAGAGGACTCTTACAGTTGTTTGGCATTCTTGCCGATGAGCTTATGAACGCGGGTTTTTTAAACGATATTCTTCAGAATCCGAATCCGGAAATGGAGAATGGAGTGAAAGCACCACAGGATCACGAGAAGCCAGCCAAAAAGTAAAAAAAATTCAGAAACCATTTAGCCGATATGTTATGGAAGATTTACTTCCGTTCTATATTTATAACGGAGTTTCAAAAGCAGAGTTTATGGACTCTGAACCAAGAGAGCTGGAATGCTACGATTTAGCATATAAGTTTTCTGAGGACAGAAAGAATTTCCACGAACATATGCAGGGCGTGTACACTGTAGAAGCTCTCAAAGCTACCGTATGCAATATGTTCAGGAAAAATGGTCAAGCACCATATGAGTATCCGGCAAAGCCGTTTCGAATCTTCCCGCTCACCGCAGAGGAAGAAGAAGAGAAAAAAGAAAAGGAATTGCAAAAAGCAATTAATTATTTTGATGCGCTTGCTGCGGATTCTAAGAAATATAAGAAAAAATAAAAAAACGGGACAATTATGTTTTCCGATTTAAAATCGTGAAACTCAAACTGTAGAAAACCAGATGGAGGGGACATTTTTGTCCCCTCTTTTTTACTATAAATATTTTTTGAGAAGGGAGTGAGAATATGGCTGACAATACGATTGATACCCTGGCGATACAAGTCGGCAGTGACGTTTCCAGTGCGTCAAGATCAATCAATGATTTGTGCAATAAATTCGACCGATTAGACAGCTTAATGTCCAAAAGCGTAGGCTTGATGAGGAATTTTTCTAAATCTATCGGTACTCTCAGTTATGCTGTGCAATCTATCAAAAGTATTGATACAAGTAAGTTGAATAGCATGGCCGCACAGCTCGAACGTCTCAGTAAAGTGAATTTGAGTAATCTTGAAAACAAGAATCTCAAAGTAAATGTAGAGATTAATTCAGCGGATATGTCCGAAAAATTGAAATATTCTGTTGAGAAATCTTTAGAGACTACCAGAATAGACGCATCTGCATTGTCCAAACAGCTTGCAAGTGCATTTGAATTAAAAGGCGGTGCCGCTTCCAAACTTCAAAGACAGATAGATTTGTTGGCACAACAGCTTACAAATTCATTTGACGGACAAAACTTCACAGCCGGTGACTGGGGAAAGACTCTGGATGATATTGCAAAAAGCATTGAGCAGAGCGGGAAAGTCGTAAAATCCAATCTCGGAAGTTATCTGGATGGTGCAGAACAAGAGTGGCAGGACTTTTACAATTATTTCAAGGGCAAAAAAATCTACGTTTCCGATATGCTCAAAGTAGACATCGGAAAAGGCGAGTTCAGGGAATTATTGCAGAAATACCTTGGAAATATCACAGTTGATGCGACAAAAGGAATTAACCTTAACTCAGCATGGGGAGAACTATCAGAAAAGTTCCCTACATTGATTCCAAAGAATACCATCAACGACGCAGATCAGTTGATAACCGTTCTGGAAAACCTTAAAAAAGTCAGGGATTCCATCAAACCAATATCAATTCAGGCTTTGTCTGGTTCAGATGCGGCAATGGCATCGGACAGGGTGTACAGCTCGGTAAATGAGTTAGGCACGCAACTCGGTGCGTCAATCCAGAGGAACATTGCGTCTGCCATGGAGTCTGCAAACGGTCAGATTCCAATTGACGTAAAGATTAATGAAGAAAAGATTGCCAGAGATATTAGAAATGCCATCAACAAGGCATCCACGCTTACCTATGACCCGGTAAAAGTAAATCTTTCAATTAATACGGATGAGCTCAAGAACAATATAGAAGCAAAATTGAACGGTCTGGATTTATCGACAGTAAACAGCCAGTTACAGCAGTTCACTCAGTCCATGAGCACGCTTGGAAGTCTTAATCTGAAAGATAGTGGATTAAATTCGTTTGTAAATTCTATCCGTAGATTGAACGAAACATTAAACTCCACAGGTGATGTGTCTGGAAAGATTCAGAACATGATTTCCGAATTATCTGGTCTTAGCAGTATTCCGGACGTATCAAACAATGTGAACCGGTTTGTTTCTTCACTGGCAAGATTGGCAAATGCCGGTGGTTCTATTGATGCAGTTACATCAAAACTCCCGAAACTTGGTGAAGAACTTGAAAAAATCGTAGGCTCATTCTCTGAAATAGGCAATATTTCTCAGCCAATTAATACATTTGTTCAGTCAATATCTCAGTTGGCAAATGCAGGTGATAAAACTGGAAAGACAGCAACTCAGCTTAATGATCTGGCAAATAGCTTAAAATCATTCTTCCAGACGATGAGTACCGCTCCTAGAATCAGTAGCAGTACAATTCAAATGACGCAGGCCATTGCTCAGTTGGCAAATTCTGGGGCAAATGCTGGTAGAGCGGCAAGGTCTACCGCAGGCGCATTTTCCAGATTAGGACAGGGTGCGGGTACTTCTACAGGAAAGGTCAGAAAACTTGCAAACGCCGTTGGAAGTGTAGGAAGCAAGGCAAAGAAAAGTTTGCCTAGCATCATGTCTCTGGTGGCAAAATTCTGGACGTTGAAATTTGTTGTTGGAAAATTTGGAAGCGCAATTGAAAGTTCCATGAATTTTCTCGAAGATTACAACTACTTTCAAGCAGCATTCCGCCAGGTAGCGGATAAAACGGGAGAGACTTGGTCAGAAGCAGGGTATGATTCTGCGGAAGCTTACGCAAATTCATTTAGTAATAGAGCTAGAGAACTTACATCCAAAATGTCTGGGTTCGATGTTTCTGATAATGCGATTTTGACCGCAAATAAATCAGGTAAATCACTCGGTATGGATCCGTCCATGCTCTTGAATTATCAAGGACAGTTTGCGCAGTTATCATCATCTATGGGAACGACTTCTGAGCAGGCATTAAAACTGTCGAATGCATTAACCATGATCGGTGCTGACCTTGCATCTGTTAAGAATCTTGATTTTAGCACAGTTTATGAGAACTTGTCCTCTGGATTAGTAGGTATGAGCCGTGCTGTAGACAAATATGGTGCAAACATTCGTGTGGCAAACTTACAGCAATATGCGGCAAATCTTGGTATACAAACGTCTGTTTCTAATATGGACCAAGCAAGCAAGGCAATGCTGAGAACAATAGTGATACTGGATTCCACCCGGTACGCATGGGCGGATATGGCAAATACGATAAATATGCCAGCCAACCAGTTACGTATACTTCGTGCAAACTTAGTATCCTGTGCCAGAGCATTAGGGAACATCTTTATGCCTGTAGTTGCGGCAGTGTTGCCATATATCAATGGTCTTGTAATCGCATTCCAGAGACTTTTGACATACATTGGTTCGCTTCTTGGAGTTGATACCAAAATCGGAAAAATGTTCGGTTCTATCGGTGGCGGAAGTGAAAATCTCTCGAATGCACTTGATTCCATAGACGATTCTGGAATTTCGGACGTAGATGATGCTACAAAAGATACAAATAACAATCTGAAAGATGCGACTAAGAGCGCAAAAAAATTAAAACAGTTCCTCGCATCCTATGATGAACTTGAAATTATGAGCAAAGACGATAGTTCTCTGTCTGACCTTGCAAATTCTAAAATTAAAGCGCCAAAAATTGACACATCTGCAATTGACGCAGGAATCCTCAATGATGCACTGGATAAACTTTTGAACGAATACCAGAAGAAATGGGATGCCGCTTACAATTCCATGGAAAATAAGGCTATGGCATTCGCAAATAAAGTTACAGACACATTTAAGAAACTTGCAAAAGTCGCAGAACCTACCACAAAAGCACTAAAAAATCTCTGGAACAATGGATTGAAACAACTCAGAGATTTCACATGGACAGCATTAAAAGATTTCTGGAAACACTTTTTAGTTCCACTTGGAAAGTGGACATTAGGAGAAAAGGGATTACCGCGATTAATTAATGCTTTCAATGATTTTCTTGTAAAGATCAATTGGGACAAAATCAATGCTTCCCTTGCACAGTTATGGGATGTATTAGAGCCATTTGCTGAGAATGTCGGAACAGGATTACTTGATTTCTTCGATGATTTTTTTGACAAGGCGGCAGATGGAGTTAATAAACTTCCTGATCTGGTTGACAGGTTCAAAGAGTTTATCGCAACATTTTCGCCAGAACAGGCACAATCTATCGGCTATTTCCTTGGTCAGCTCCTGACAGCTTTTGTAGCATTTAAAGGACTTACATGGTTCGGTGGCATTTTCGGTAAAGAAGGAGTGATAGGCAAAGGAATCACCATGTTAGCAGCGCATCCATATGCTTCGATAGCGGCAGGACTTGGTCTTACTGTTGCCGCACTTGATAAATTTGGAGTGATTGATGTTGATTGGGACGGGTTATGGACAAGAATCGGGAATCTTAAAGACGTAATTGTGAATTTCATCAAAAATATTAATTGGGATTCGTTAATAAAAACAATCGGTGATGTATGGGATGTATTCCAGCCATTTGCCGAGGGATTCGCAGATGGGTTTATCAGCTTTTTCGATATAATGCTGAACGATATCGGCGCCCCTCTGATTAACGCATTAGTAAGCGCCTTAGATGCTTTCGCAAAAGCCTTAGGAAAGCTTGACGATAAGCAGATAGAAGCTCTTGGCGAAGCTCTAGCACGGTTTTTTATTATAAGAGGGAGCATTAATTTTGCTCGAAACATATACAATGTAGTTAGCTCTATCGGTGCACTCAGAACAATCTTCGGTGGGTTAGGAACGGTTCTTTCCACAGCCAGTGGTGCATTGCAGACATTCTTTGGCTCTGGACTAGGTTCTACACTTGTAGCAGGATTCGCAGACAGTATGGTTGTCTTAGGAACTGCAATGGCAGGTTTCAACCTTGGAAAATGGATAAGCGTCAATCTGTTCGGCGGCGAAGATAAAACTTTTGGAGAGTTTTTGGAAGATAATGTATTCGGATATCAAAAAGGAGATTTTACCGGTGCTATCAACGAATGGATGAAAGATATATTCGGAGTCGGAGATAAACTGACAGAGGACGATTTAAAGGTATTTCAGGAGTATGAAGATGCTATTCTCGGTTTGGTTCACGCAAGCCAGATTTCAGGCGAACAAGCATATCCTTTATTAACATTCCTTTCCGAGCTAAAAGATAACGGATATAGCACAGAACAGGCGTTATTTGAACTTGAACTTAAGCTTAATAATCTTGGAATTTCGTCCGAAGATTTCGAGAATGCGATAGCAGGAGTAAACAAACCAGTCAAAGACCTTGGAGATACAGCGGAAACATCCTCTAATCAGTTTTCAAATATGGCTGATCGGATTAACAATGTGTCGTTTGAGGATATCTCAGAACAGCTTACGGGATTCCAGACACTTATCCAGACCGTTGACTTTGCAACTCTGGTAACAGATACGGCAAACGCAATTGATGAGATGGGCGGTATCTGGGAAAATGGAAAACAGATTCTCGGTGAAAAAGCATTGCAGATTTATCAGGAAATTGCAAAGGGATTAGAACCGGATGATAACGGTTACTATACTTTAGCAAACGGACAGATGGTGCAGTTTGGAAAAGGTATTTCTGACTATGAAAGTACTCTACAAAGTACAATGGATTCAACTCTGCAGGGGGCAATCAACGGCGTTCTGGATAACAATTCTGGTTTTGAATTAGTTACGGAACTCGGAAAGAATCAGATTCTTGCCGTAGGTAGTGGGATTGAGCAGAACGGCAGCAAAGTCACTGAAAAGCTTAACTCAACAATTCAATCATCTGCAAAAGATGCAGAAGAAACTGCGAAATCAAGCGGTAAAACCCTTGGAAGCAACATTGCAGAGGGATTACAGTCTGGAATTAACGGGAAGAAAGAAAGCACAAAGACTTCGATTCTTGACCTAATGAATAACAGCGTAAAAGCCCCTGCGCAGGAAGCAGTAGACTCCCACTCTCCGTCCAGATGGTTCAAGCAGCTTGCAGAATACTGCGGTCAAGGATTCCGAAACGGATTAGAGCCGGGCTTTTCTGCGTCGTTCACATGGTTCGGAAGAATCCGAAGCAGAATCAGCAATTCCATTGGAAACCTGTATAATATCGGTTGGAACTCTATTATTGGCTTAAACAATGGAATCGTAGGCGCGGCACAACAGCTTTATGCAAATGTGCAAAAAATCGCGCAAAATATATCAAATACGTTCCGCAAAGTTCTCAAAATTCACAGCCCATCTCAGGTATTTGAAGAACTTGGTAGCTACACCATGCAGGGCTTTCAGATAGGTATGCAGAACATGATTCCGGCATTACAGTCTACAATCGGAAATATAAGCGCATCTATACAGGGTATTCAGCTCCCACAAATGGAAGCAAATATAAAGGCTGTTCCGACTGCCAAAATGTATCAGAAGCCGGTATCTGCGAATGGTACTTTTGGTGACGATATTCGCCGTGAAGTAATTGCAATCAGTAACAACACATTCGACAACAATCAGAATATCGCACAGGTTATCCGGGAAGCTGTCAAAGGCATGGCAATTTATGCAGATGGTCACTTAGTCGGATATTTGCAAGAGGAAAACGAACAGTTCAGAAACCGCAATGGATTCGGATTATTTGAAAGGTAGGTGAGGTAAATGAGTGATTTTATTGCAGGAAGCAGTTTTGATGGATGGCTCTTGAAGTTTGGAAGCAAAGTTGTTCCAAATAAGTACCTCGCCTACGATGATTACACCGCGACTCCGAACCAGAGAACAGAAGTAGAAGCATACAGGGACTTGAATAATCTCTTGCACAGGGACACAAGCCCGAATTTTAAGACAAAGATTGATTTTAATACCAGACCGCTTTATTTGGCAGAGAAGATTGATTTGCAGTCTACATTTGCTTCTGGCTTGGTCAACAGAGCACAGCGGAAGTACAATGTCACATATTGGGATGATGAGCAGAACACCTACAGAACGGGGGTTTTTTATATGCCCGATGTGGATTACAAAATTATCAATGTGGACGAAGAGACAAAGAACATTCTTTATAATAAGATGCGGTTCGCACTGATCGAATACTAACAACCAGAGTGCATGGGTGTCACAGCTCATGTGCTCTTTTATTTTATAGACGGGAGGATGATTATGGAAAATACAGTATCTTTTGATAGCTTATTGAATACGACGGCCGGGATGACGGCTGTTGTTAACAACAAGAAGCATGATGATGATGTAGTCAGTGTCACAGGTGTTGATTGGTTTACTTATGCAGGCAAGACCGCCAGTACCATATATGTTTCAGGAAACAATTTTATCGGTTTCGGGCAGAACGCCGAACAACTCAAAATCTGGCGCCGGGATGGCGCGATTTATTATATCTACCGACAGGAAGGAACACTTACGTCAGGAAAAAGATTCCTCAAAATCAGGGTTGAAGGCTATGTGTATTATTCAAGCACATCATCATCGTATGCGCTGAAATACGAAGTATTCTTGATAGAGGGACAGACTCTTTTTGTCAATGTTATTCAGAGACCTACAAGCAGTTCGTACACCGGTACATCGTCAATCACTGACGGTAAAACCACAACAAATCTGAATATTTCTGTATCTTCTACGGTACCGATTTCGATTTTGGTCAAAAATGCGGGCATATCTCAGGAGATTTCTTATGAAAAATATTCTGATTTAATAATCGCCAGTATATCTGTGTCAAAAATGCCAGATAAGACTATGTATTATCAGAAAGAATTTTTTGATAAAACAGGTCTTGAAATATCAGGAACAACAAGCACAGGAGAAACAGTCAGTGTCACAGATTACGAATTATCGGGCTTTGACAGCAGTTCCGCAGGTGCAAAGACCATAACCGTTACTGCATCTGGCAAAACCACAACGTTTGAGATTACTGTCTCAGAAGCCTCTATCACCGCCATATCAGTAACTACTATGCCAACCAAGACAAATTATCACATAGGAAAAGAATTTGATTCTACGGGCATTGTGGTTACTGCAACGGCAAGTGATGGAAACACCATAGATGTTACAAAAGATTGCACGTATTCTGGATTTGACAGCAGTTCTCCAAAGCAATGTGAAATTACAGTTCATTACGGCAGTTTCACTTGTGAATTTGAAGTTGCGATTATGCAGCCAGAAAGCATTTCAGACATAGTAAGCTATAATAATGTTTATTTTGTGGGAGATACCACAAGCTTATCTGTTCGAAGTATAACCGTTAAGTACTCGGATGGGCCGGAAATTGTAAAAAGTGGATATACTGTCGATAATACACTTGTTACAGAAGCAGGTCAAATTCCTATAAATGTTAATTATTTCAACGTGGTAGGAACTAAAAATGTTACGGTGTATGACTCGTTTTCTGTACATATAGGCTCGCCGAATCACGAAGACGTAACAGCCGAATTTAATCTTGATGCAAACACACTTTCAATTTCTGGGACTGGAAAAATTACGATCTTACATGAAAATTCAGAACACCTTATAGTCCCCGATAGCCTATTTAAAAGATGTGTAAAAATTATTTTCAGTGATGGTATTACCGAAATTTCCGATGGATTTGGCTATCAATTTGAAAGCTTAACACATATCGAATTAGGGAACACAATTACAAGTATTGCCGGTGGAAACTTTACTACTTTTTTAGGAACTAAGTTAGAGTTTCCTGCGAGTCTTAAAGCCATTCAAGGTGGCACGTTCAGTTCTTGCCCCAACCTAACAGAGATTGTTTTTCATGAAGGCTTGCAAGAAATTCAAGGTGGAACATTAAACGGATTTCAATCGTTGGATAGTGTTGTTTTTCCATTATCATTAAATTTACTATCATCTGGTGCTTTTGCAGGTGCCACAATAAATAATGTAGAAATTGGAAGCTCAGATTCCACGATTAATTCATCTGGAATCTATATTCCAAGTTGCAAGAATTTGATGATTCGAGGCGGAACTATTGATGGAACGGGTGGTACGAAAGCGCTCTCTATACTCGAAAATCTTACATTAAAAAGCACGGTTAAGTTTACTGGGGCATCACAGTTTACACCATGCTTCTATGCTTTAAAAACAGTCACTATCGAAAATGGAATAGCAGAAATACCAACATCATGTTTTGCAAGTTGTAGTAAAATCACAGAAATTGCCATTCCTGCAAGCGTTACAAATATTGGAGATAATGCGTTTTCCGGTACTTCACTTAAAAATCTGGTAATTCCTGACGGCGTTCAAACTATTGGTACTCAGGCGTTTTACGGCACACAACTCACAAGTGCTACTATTCCTGCAAGCGTTACATCCATTGGAGCAAATGCTTTCAGCACGCCTGTAACAACAAGTGTCACTCTGAACAAAAAAACAAACGAAATTTCCGGTTCCCCGTGGGGAGCGAGAGGCATAATCACATGGTTAATCCGGGTAACCAGACTTGAAGTTACTCATATGCCAACCAAAACCAGATATTTCGTAGGCGAAACTTTTGACAGCACAGGGCTCATAATTACCGCATATTACAACGATAATACGTCCGAACAAGTAACAGGATATACCTTATCAAGCCCAGATATGTCAGTATATGGAAGCAAAACTGTAACGGTTACATTCGATGAAAAGACCGTGGATTTCAGCATTCTTGTGGTAGACATTTCTGGAATTGAAGTAAAAACCATGCCTACTAAAGTCGAATATCAAAAAGGAGATGTATTCGACACAACTGGATTATCCATTCTTGTTAAATATACTGACGGAACATCAGAAACAAAAACAACTGGATTTGAAGTATCTGGTTTTGACAGCAGTTCTGTTGGTGAAAAGACAATCACAGTAACCTACAAAACCCATACCGCCACTTTCAAAGTGACTGTATATGGCCTCTCAGGAATCCGAATCACGAGTTTTCCGTCAAAAGTTTACTACAAAATCGGAGAATTATTTAACCCATCCGGGCTGACTGTTGCAGAGGTAAGACAGGACGGAACCGAGAAAGAAATTACAGATTATGATATTTCTGGCTTCGATAGTTCCACCGCAGGCTCTAAGACTATTACAGTTTCTTATAATGTCACAATCAACGGAGTTTCCAAATTTGTCGGCTCTGATAGCTTTCAAATCAAAGTCACAAATGATGGGAACAACCCATTTGATGGTGGTTCAAATGACGGCTCTGGTGGCGGTTCTGGTGATGTTGAAGAAGAGAAAACCGAGCCAATAGAAATAACAGTACACTGGATTAACGGAGAATTTGCCGACCTTACAAATGAAAATATCGGCCAGAATACGCTTACTTTGCAGGAGTCTATTTGTTCTGAAAGCTATTTCATTTTTGGCGGTTGTGTCTGCAATCAGATAACATTTCAGGCTCATCACGATCAGTTTAATGGTACTTCGGAAGAATTTTATCCATCTGGAAAAATCGAAGTTTATATTGAAAGAAAAGGAACAAAAATCAAAATTTTCACAGGTGAAATCGACAGTGCGGAGCGGAAAGCAAACTCCCTGACACGTAATTTTATCGCATACGATTATCTGTATAAATTACGAAATACTGACATTGCAAGGTGGTACAAGAACCAGACGACTGATAAGAAGAAAAAACTGACTCAAAAGCAATTCAGAGATAAATTATTTGAGTTTTTAGGACTCGAACAGGTCAGTACAAAGCTGCATTGGGACGACGCTTATGTGCCTGATACGAATAACTCAAACGAAATGAACGTAGTAAATATTCTGAAAGATTTATGCTTGCAGAATGACCGTTTTGGTTGGATGAACAGGGACGGCAAGTTTGAGTATCTGAAACTCCGGCAGAACAGTTATAGATACGGGCAGACCACCAGTAATCAGAACATTTATAAATACTACAACAACGAGGAAGTTCATCTCGATACATTCAAAAGTTTTACCGCAAAAGAGGGTAGAATTTGGTTCCCGAATGTTATATTTTGTGATCCTGACCCGAATAGAGCCTTCGGCTTTACGCAGGGCGACTATACAGCGCAAGAAGCGTATGACAACAACGTTTATTACAACAGAAACAGCTTCTTTGTAGGAAATGAAGACTGGCTAAATTACGTTTGGGATGCAGACGAATATGGCGGTATTTCAAGGGCTGAACCAATTATGAAGATTTGCTATGGTGTATTCGTAAATCAAGATTTGCGGAAATATTATCGTGCGCAGGGATATACTGCCGAGGTTCAGGGAAACCCACTGAACATGGTTGGTCAGGCAGTCGAACTCTACTATAAAAAGCAGATTCAGCACGACGAACAGGAGCCTACAGAACTGCAATGGTACGTTCATTCATACATCATGAGCAGGATACTCAAAATCGGCGCTACAGACATGATTGACACCTATTCTGCCAACAATGCACCGTTTAATAGTAACAGCCAGCAGTTGGGAAAATACACTCCCGAAATATCTGGAACGGTCAATCTTACACGATCTGAAATGCCGACAATCAGTTATGCAGAGTTTACAGATGGTTCGGATTCTGAATTTTCTCCGGCAACGATTGATGATTTTACAGACGGTTCTGGTGGTTCTGGCAGTACTTCTGAACAATTAAAAAAGGCACAATTAAGGTGTGTAAAGCGAATAAAAAAAGCTGATTATGATGCTCTTGTAGCCGCAGGAACTGACCGAGCAGATACGTTGTATTTCACATTTGAGGAGGGCTGATCGGATGATATATAAGGCATTTTTGAACAGACAGGAAATCACTGGGTTTCCTGTCAAAGGTAAAGAAACAAGTGAAATATGGGGTGGAAATACATTGTTGTGGAAAAAATCTGGCGGTATTAGAAAGAATATAGTTGATTATGCTGCAATCGACAAATGCACAACAACCACAGGAGCTACATTAGTTAATTTAATTTATGGTTTCAAAGGAACAGGAGGTGCGATCAGTAATAAATTCGCATTTTTTGTTGGCGGAAATTCAATAGTCAAGATAATATATGATTTTAGCAACATAATGCAAAACGAAGCAGGTTTTGCGGTAGCATATAAAAACTATTTTTATATCCTTCATACAGACGGGCTTTTTGAAAATATCAAAGACTTTTATAAGTACTCTGACAAGGGAGAACTTATTTTCCATTATTCGAATTCCGATAAAGTTGAAAAAATGTTTTTTCAAGGATTCTATGTTGGAGATGATGATACTTTTTATTGCATATTTTACAATCAATTATCATCCTCATATATGCCAAGTCCAGATACAAGTGTTTCTCCGACTGTGTATGAATATAAAAATGGAAAAAATATCGGAAACAGAAAAATTGAAAAAATATCGTGCAAGTCTTCGTCAACAGATTATGTTTCAAACCAATACAAAATAGCCGGAAAAATACTCCTTGAATCAAACCGCTTTCTAACTCCGTATTCCGAATATCCGTTCATACAAGCTTTATTAGAAGTGAAATCAGATAAACTGATATTATTTTCCGGAAGAGATTCTGCTTCATATGTGTCTTTGGGGGGATATAAAGGCTTTGTATATATGACAGGAAAACTTGATAAAGATTATGGTGCGTATGTACACAAATATGACGGAGAAAATTACAGTCTTGTTTATTCTGCATGGCAAGACACTGATGCTTCTTTAGATTGGAGAAACTGGGGTATGCGTATACAGACTCCTTGCGCATTTTATGCAAATAATATGTACTTTATATCAAATCCTGATTCGCATAATTCTAAGTATCCTTATGGTGTATACAAACTTAATTTAACAACACGTGGAACGCCCAAACTAATATACGAAATGAGCAAAAGTGAGAAAATAACAAGAATATTTTACGGCAAAATAGAAGCTTCATACACTTTTATCGGGGCTGTTTGCCTTACAATTGCCAATAATAAACTGTATGTGCATAAGCAATTCAATGTCGATAAATACAGTTCGGATGTTTACAGCCTAGTGTATTCCATAGATGAGGTACCACTGTAAAAACGAATAAAAACCCCAAAACCGCAAATAAGAGCGCATTTTCCATAAAAACCGAAATAAGCCCTTATTCGCCCAAAAACCGTCAAAATCCAAGCCCTTACCGTACTAAAATGTAACTATATTGAAAATAAAAAATGAATAATTTGTAAACGTAAATTTTGCTTGTTTTCAGAATAATTCAATTATCTGAGAAAATAATAAAATCCAAAAATAAATATTCTGTCAACGAGCAATTTTCGTTTACATAATATCTCAATGTAACGTTACAATAACGTTACCAGTAACGCAATGTAACGCAATAGAATAAGAATAAGAAATAGAATAAGAATATAATTAATATATATACAAGATATATATTAATCGTCGAATAAGTGCTATTCGACCCTGACATTCTCAATTCGTTTCAGCCCAAAGCGAACCATTTTTATTAACAACCTTGTATTTGACTCATATAGCGATTTTACGTGCGACTCGATAAAATCCTCGAACGACATATAAAAATTGATTTTAGGGGCAAATACGGAGCTTACAAGGCATATTTAGCAGAAAGGAGCAACACAATATGACAAACGAGCAGAAAGCAGTTCTCAGGAAGATTATTTATGCAGTCGAAACCGGCGGACAGGTTTACGGACAGCAGGATTATTCGGACTTCACGGAAGCCTATGAGAATAATTCAGATGAACATGCAATCACGATTGGAGCAGGAGCGTGGTACGGAACCGAAGCCAAGGCGCTTCTGGAACGAATTTACGATGCTGACCCGGAACAGTGGGAGAAGATGGACAAGGTCAGACTTCTGGAACAGGTCCAGACCGCAAACTGGGAATGCTTTAATATTTCCAGAGTGTCACAGCTTGCCGATACCATAGTTGCCCTTATTTCGTCCGATTTGGGCGTTAAATGTCAAGATAGCCTTATGGATGAACAATTAGCCACCTATGCAGAAGAAGCCCTTAAACAGGGCGTTACGGACGCTAGAGCGCAAGCTATGTGTGTGAACTTTAGACACCAAGGCGGACAGGGAGCAGTAACGAGGATTCTGGCAAAGACTCAGAAGCCATATACGCTCGATAATCTCTATGCAGCTTGTCAGACGGACACAGGGAATCAAGTCGGGGCATATGAGAGCAGGCAGAGATTTGTTTATGGCGCATTAAAGACATATTTTCCAGAAAGTGAGGAGACAGACATGAACGCAATTGATAAATTAATCCAGATCGCAAAGAATGAAACCGGATATCTTGAAAAGGCAAGTAATAGTCAGCTTGATAGTAAGACAGCAAATGCCGGAGAAAATAATTATACGAAATATTGGCGTGATATTAAGCCGGATTATCAAGGACAGCCATGGTGCGCTGCATTTGTTTCGTGGTGCATGATGAAAGCATTCGGCTTAGACACAGCGAAGAAACTTTTGAAACACTGGCCATACGTTTATTGCCCGACAATGGCGGATTTGTTTACTCTGAACAGCAATCCAAAAGTCGGAGACATTGTTATTTTCTACAGAAACGGAGAATTTACGCATACTGGAATCGTAATAAAAGTGTCAGGAGATCGGTTCTGGACAGTCGAAGGAAATACTTCTGGTGGCTCTACAATTATCGCAAATGGTGGTGGCGTATGCCAGAAAAGTTACTACAACAGCAACCTTCCCGGAACAAAATTCTGCACTCCAAATTACAGTTTAGTTAAAAATACAACGTCAGTTTCAGACTCAGATACAGTCAAAAAACAGAACACTAGAGCCTACATTGCGCAGATTAAAAAAGGCACAAAATGTTATACAAAATCAAACAAAAACAGCCCATCTAAACTGTTCCCAAAACTGAAAAAAGGTGCAGTTGTAGAGGTGATGAAGTACACGGAAACCGACAGTTCAGGGCTGAAATGGTACTTCATCCGCATCCCGCATCCGACAGAAGGGTTTGTTTTTGAATTTGTTCCAAAGGGAACGTTTACCAGAATCACAGAAATTTCTAAATGACAGTTGTAATATGACTTTTATAATGCTATAATAAAATGTGTTCGATATAGTAGTTCGTATTGCAAACCTTTTATTTATTAAGTGTTAACAATGAGAATGACCGCCAATTACTCCTTCCCGGGTTGGCGGTCATTCTTCACTGTCAACTTATGTAATTTTCATATTTTTCTTTGATTTCTTTTGACCCATTCTGTCTTATCTGGACAATGTCCCCAGAATCCATGACGAAATTATCACCTGCCGACTGGATGTGATCCATGTTCACCAGATAACTCTGATGGCAGCGCAAGAATCGCTTATCAGACAGCTTTTCTTCCAGATCGTTCAGCTTACAAGTGGTCACGAAACATCGGTTATTTGTAGCAAAAATATGGCAAACTCTTGCCTGACTCTCGACGTACTCAATTTCATCGTATTTGAGCCGGTTTATCTGCCTGCGGAATTTGAATGTCAATGTTTCATCCCTCATCTGCGACAGGACCTCGTCAATAGCCCGGTATATTCTGCCGTATTCCTTGCCCTTGACCGCATACTGCATAGCACCGACGTCAAATGCTTCTTGTAGATGAGAATCGTCGGCTGTCCAGAAGATAATCTTTCCATCATATCCAATATCCCGGAGCCGGTTTGCAATCTCCAAACCGTTCTCATTTTCCAGAATCATATCCAGTACAATTACATCATACCATTTACCCTCTTTCACATCTTCAACAAGCGGATAACCTGCTGAATACTCGCTGATTTCATAGCGATAATCTCCTTTGCGCCGTAAGAATCCCGATACGCACTCTTTAAACAAGTCAACTTCAAGCTGGTTATCGTCACATATGGCTATTCTCATATGCGCGCCCTCCTTTCGTAGTCTCAATTTTGTCAAAATACGCAATGATTTTGACAGTACACACATTTTTCTTTTTGTTTGTGGTATTATTGCCCCACAAACAAAGTGTAGCACTTGAAATTGTTAGTGTAAAGCATTAAAGTTTGACATAATTCGAAAAATATGGTTTCTGTGTCCGGGAGGATGTGTGGATAGAGAGACTGCCTGCGAGAACGACAGGCAAAAGAAAGAGGGGCGGTTGCCCCTCTTGTTTATTTCGCTAAATATAAAACTGAAACAGTATCTATTTTTACGCACATTCCATTCTCTAACGGTAGATTCCCAATTTCACTGGAATACAAAGAATTAATGCTTTCTAAGTCAGAACCAAGACTTTCTTTATATTTTTTTGAAGCGACATGGTATTCTTCTGAATGTTCGTAATCATCATTCTTATAATCATCGTAGCTGTCATATACGCTGATAATTCCTGCTCCGTCGGTTATTGAAAAGGTGTACTTTCCGGCAGGAATATCTTCGCCAATAATATAAACACCTGGATTTAGCCTGCCGGTATCATCAAGAGAATCGTTTTCCTGAGAATTAGAATTTTCACTTTCCACGTCTTTTAAAACAGCTTCTTTTAATTTAGTTCCGTCTGAAAGACGCGTGATTGATAGCGAATCATCCCAAATTGAGCAAGCCAGAGTATCATTTTTGAAATTCCAAACGTTTGTTAGAACTACTCCATCATAACCACTCTTATAGAAATCATCAGTAACATAATCATAATCATACCAATCCTGCTGAGATGCTTCCGACAATACACTGGAAACCTTTGAAGCAAATGAGCCAACTTCATCATCTGGTACGTTCTCACTTATAACGACGCTTAGATGCAAGGATTTAGTGTTTTTGTCAATCACACATTCAGATGCTTCGACAAACCCATCTTCGCCATTGATCTTATTAAGCATTTCATTAATGTTGTCAAAGGAAGTAGCACTGGCATTGACAGGCGAAATGCATAAAAAAGCACACATCGTTATAATTCCGCAAACTCTCTTTTTCATAAAACCCTCTTTTCTGCTAAAGAAATCTCATATACTGCACTGCAATAAAAACTACTTCAATGATTCCGACAACAATTCCGAACCATGAGCCAATATGTCTATATTCCTCTTTCTTTGTGCCAATATCTACTAATCCTACAATTGCTCCTGCCAGAGCCAGTGGAAACGATAGGATAATTGGCAACGGAAGAATGAATGCCACACCTGCCAGAATACAGGAGATGACACTCAGGGTTGAATCCTTTTTCTTTTCGCCCTTGCTCATACAATCCCCTCCCTTGTTAAAATTTTACAATATTATACCACCTCATGCAAATTGTGCATAGTAAAATATTAAAAAAATAGATTGTTTTTGCAGAAAAATTCCATGATTTTATACTTGCCAGAAAAACTATACAAATTCGTGCTATAATGCGTGATATATTTTTAGAAAGAGTTGGTAGTAATGGAAAAGAACAGATACAGGATAGTCGTATTCATCCTGATATTTTACGAAATATTCTGTGCGGTGCATATATCGTCACATGATATAGCAGAACGCCACCGCAGAGATGCGCAGATCACAAAGGAAGCTACGGAACAAATTTGTTCCGCTCAGATGCAGGAGTTGAGCGAGATCAAGGAAACCTGCAATATCAGATGTTATATTCGCAAAAGCATAATTTTCTTTGCGATTGCGAAGTTTGCCTACGAAATAGCAAAAGTCCATGTGTATATTTGGCAGTTGCCAAGAGGGAACATCGGTGGTATAATGATGAAAACGAACTAATGTTCGGTTCTGTTTCCCACAAGCCGGACATATACTGTAATGTAGGTGGTAGTTGTGACAGGGAGGGCTATTTATGGATTATAAGAAAGAGATTATTGAAATGGTGCAAAATTGTAATAATCAACATTGGTTAAAAGTAATTTTCACATACGTAAAGGCGCTGTTAAAATATTAATAAGAAAAAGACAAGGGTTTGCGCATTACCCTTGTCTTTTTTGCTACTTGCCAGAAATCATGTCGATTAGCTTTTCTAAGCTATCCCATCCTGCATCGTCTAATCTTGCTAAAGCTGTTATAAGTCGGTGCTTAAATGATTCTTCGCCAAGATTCTGAATATCTCCAAGCATTTTTGCTAATTCTTCATCTTTGGTTTTTTTGACAAACATATCACCATTTCCTGTACGAATCCAATCTTCATTGACGCCGTTGTTCTTCAACATAATAATATGCTTTTCTGTCACTTCGCGCCTGCCTGATTCTATATCAGAAACACCGGATTTAGTTATGCCAAGAAGTTCACCGAACTTCTCCTGACTAAGACGTAAGGCTTTTCGCAATTCTTTCAATCTTTCGTTCATAATGTACCTCCTTTCAATATAAATATACCATGTAAAAGCGGAAATGTAAAGAAAAAAAGTACGCAAAAAGAACAAAACGTGTTGACATGGTTCTGTAAGCGTGATATAGTATACGCATACCGAACAGAAAGGGGGCAGTGAATAATGAGTGAAAAAGAAAAACGCATTGTCGAGAAACTTAAAGATGCTATTCCGAAAATGTCGGATTTTGACAAAGGTTACATTCTCGGAAAAGTCGAGGGTATGGCAAGCGAGAAAGAATCTGGAAAAGGACGTTCTGAGCAGAAAGGAGAATCATGAATAACTTAACAGTAACAGAATACAAGAATATTCGAGTTCTTACCACACAGCAGATTGCTGAAGCGTATGGAACTGATATAAAAGTTGTTTCATATAACTTTAATCACAACAAAGACAGATATGTTGATGGAAAACATTATATTTGCTTGACTGGAGATGAGCTTCGGGCGTTTCGTGAAAATCACGATTTGCCAAGTAATCTCAATAAACTCTACCTCTGGACAGAAAAAGGAGCATTCCTCCATGCGAAGTCGCTGAACACTGACAAAGCGTGGGAAGTGTACGACAGACTGGTGGATGAGTATTTCGAGAAAGGCTCCAGAAAGCCAATGACCGTAGCAGAACAGATTCAGTTACTGGCTCAGGGCAATCAAGACCATGAGGAACGAATCGAGAAACTTGAGAACACAATGACCATCGACTACGGACAGCAGAAATATCTTGGAGATTTAGTTTCAAGAGTAGTAATCGAAGTGCTAGGTGGCAAGAAATCCAATGCTTACGACGAGATCGGGAAGAAAGTATTTGCAGAATGCAACCGGGATGTCAAAACTTACTTTGATGTAAATGCCCGGAATAACATTCCAAAACTGAGGTATCAGGAAGCGGTTGAATATATCAAGGAATGGACGCCATGTGCAAATACAAAGATTATGATTCGAGACTGTAATGCACAGATAATAATGTAGGAGGCGAAAAGTGAAAAACCAGTTTTCTACATCCCGAAAGGATTTAGAGAATATCGGCATTCACATTACCAAAGAACAGTATTCAGATCTATGCGAGATTAACTTATTCATGAAAGGAATGCCAGATATTCCAGTTTACAACATCCTGCTTGTGCTCATATTGGAGGGATAAAAATGGCAAAAGCATTAATCCTGTCAGCTCTGATTGGCGGTATGTCACCGTACTTGCCGTTCTGGAGATTTGACAGTGCATCACAGCCGGTTGCAGTAGCAATCGTAATATTCGCATTATCATTCGTGGTTATTTACCCGGATGAAATTAAAAGAATCGGAGGGAAAGAAAGATGATCGAGGCAAAAATGGGAGAAGTCACACTTAAAGGCAGTAAAGCAGAATTAATAGCTGACTTCGCTGTTGTCGTTCGAGGAATCAAAGAAGCCATTATGGAAGATGGCAAAGAAACAGAGGAATCTGTGAAGCAGGAGATTGACGAAGCGGTCAAAATCGGGCTGATGAACGAAGAAGAATTTAAAACTATTCAAAAAGAAAAAATCAAAGAAGTTGTAAAAACATTATTTGATGATTTACTTGGAGGGCTTTTCGATGAAGATAAATGAATTTGATAAGACCGTAGATGAGCTGTACCAGTTGTGCAGGAGAGTTCAGAAAGAAACCGGCAGAACAGTAGCATTTCATTTTGCAAACTACAAGATCGGATGCAGCTTACACATCAACATATATAAGAAAGAATCATTAAGAGAGTTTGATATGTACAGCATTGTAGAGGGCGGTTGTCAGCAGGAAGAAAGCGTAAAGAAAGTAACTGACCATTTAAACAAAATTTTGATGGACAACACATGTCCGTATTGTGAGGAGGATTGCGATGGAGAAAGAAAATAAGATGGATTTCAGAGCAGAGACCGTAGCCGAGGAGTATGCAGAGCTGGTAGGCAGATTAAAGGCATTTGAAGCGTACCTGAACACAACCGAAGCAAATACGTATTTAAAGAAAGAGGTTTGTGCAGCTATACTCGGACTGAATTTGGAGGACAAGGAAAAATGAAATGCTATAAGGGATTTGACAAAGACTTAAAATGCCGTGATTTTCAGTATGAAATCGGAAAGAAGTATGAAGAAGAAAGAGCCGAGATTTGTGATACGGGATTTCATGCTTGTGAGAATCCGTTGGATGTATTTGGATATTATGCACCGGCTGATTCCAGATATTGCGAAGTCGAGCTGGATGCAAACGATCAGAAATCTGACGACAGCAAGAGAGTAGGAAAGAAGATTTCGATTAAAGCAGAAATCGGAATTGCCGGAATTATTAAAGCCGGTCTGGAGTACATCAAAGGTCAGGTTAACTGGGACGATGATAAAAAGTCCAACACCGGAAACAGGTCAGCGGCAACCAACACCGGAAACTGGTCAGCGGCAACCAACACCGGAAACTGGTCAGCGGCAACAGTAGAAGGAAAAGAAAGCGTCGCAATGGCCATTGGATACAATTCTAAGGCTAAAGGTTCACTTGGATGCTTTATTGTACTGGCAGAATGCAAAGAGCTGGGCGGTGAATACCACATCGTAGATGTAAAAAGCGCAAAAGTTGACGGTGAAAAGATTAAGCCAGATACATTCTATAAACTCATTAACGGCGAATTTGTAGAAGCAGATAAAGAGTAAGAAAGCCCTGCGGGTACCACCATACCGCGCAGAGCCGCGTATCTAACTTAATTTGGCTAAGTTAAATACAGGACAAGTATAACACACCTTCCTGTATTTATCAATAAATAATTTAGGAGGGCATTTTTTATGTCAAAAACACACACATCCAACGAACAGAAACCACTTGCAAGCGAGATTATTTGTGATCTGGAAGCGGAAAACGCAAAACTCGAAGCAAGAAACAAGAAACTCAGTAACATTGTTTTGAAGCAGGCAGCAGTTCTTGTGGAGACATTATTGCTGTTGAATGAAGAAGGTGATTTAGGAAATGAAGATGCGAGATGAGAACCAAGTGCTTTTATCAGGTGACATTCCGGCGGGGTTCGTATTCTCACATGAAGAATACGGTGGAACCAAGATGTACGAGGGAAGAATGACAATATTTAGAAAGAGTACATCCTATGACATCCTTCCGATTATTGTGCCGGAACACATGATTTCCAGAGAAACAGAGTTGATTGCCAGTGTATATGGTGAAATGCGAAGTCGAACAGTCCGGGAAGATGGCAAGAAAAGCCTTACAGCATATGTAAGAGCAATGGACATTCAGTACCTTGAAAGACTGGAAGAACACGATGCAAACGAAGTTTATCTGACCGGTTACTTGATTAAAAAGCCGACAATAAAGATGATTGGCACAAGCAACGACAGGAAGCTGGCAAGAATACTTCTAGCGGTAAACAGAAAGAAGAAAGCCGGATATACCAGATCAGACGCAATCAGTTGTTTATGCTGGGAGGAAAACGCAGATGCCGTAGAAAATCTGAAAAAGGGAGCAAAAATCAAACTCTGCGGAAGATTTCAAAGCCGGGAACTGTGGTCGGACCAGAGTCAATCATGGTTAACCGCGTTGGAGGTATCAGTAAAAAGATTGGAGATTTTGTAATATGAAGAAAATCGAAGTAAGAGAAATTAGATTGACCGATTTTAAAGGCCAGTCAGAAAAGAAAATAGAGTTCGGACACAGAACAGTCGTTTCCGGGAAGAACGGATGCGGAAAAACCACACTGGCAGACGCTCATATGTGGGAGTTTTGCGACAAAGACTACAGTTTAAAGAGCAACCCGGATATCAGACCGGATGATGGCAGAGAATGTCTGCCAAGAGTTGATATTGGCCTTGTAATTGATGGAAAGCCAGTAAGCGTAGCGAAGTTCCAGAAACGCACAGAAAGTAAGCCAAAGGACGGAAAACCGGGAAAGGTTGCATTATCAAACAAGTACGAAATCAACGGCGTTCCGAAAGCTGAAAGAGATTTTAAAGCTGATTTGAAAGAACGGGGGTTTGACTTTGATAATTTCCTTATGCTGTCTCACATGGAAATCTTCACATATCTGAAAGATACAGATGCCAGAAAGATTCTGTTTTCCATGTCAGACGGTGCCGGGAAATCAGATTTAGAGATTGCCAAGACGGTTCCAGATTGTGCCGAGTTGGTACCACTTCTGGAAACCTACAAGGCAGACGAAATCAAAGCCATGAACAGTGCAACACTGAAAAAGGCAGAAGAACAACTAAAAGCCATTCCAAACCAGATTATCGGCATGGAGCAGTCGAAAGTTGATGCTGATACCGCTGAATTGGAATTGCAGAAGAATGCCTTGCAGGAACAGATTTCTGACCTTGAAACGCAGATTGCACAGTCAGGAAACGAGCGTAGCAGCAAACTCAGAGCAGAACTTTCAGATTTAGGTGTTAGAAAATATTCTTTCGAGTCAAAAGCACATGAAGAAATCTCGACAAGGAAAACTGCAATTCAAATTAAAATCAATGAGTTGCGGACAGAAAGAAATCTGAAAGCAGCCGAATTAAACAGGGAGACTTCTGCTTTGGTAATTCTGAGAGCGCAGAAGAAAGAACTTCTCGAAAAGTTACAGAACGCCAGAACACAGTATCCCAAAATCAAAGATACAGAATGGGACAACACAGCTCTGGACAACATTGAATCTGAGACATTCAAGGATGCAGAGACCATTTGCCCGACTTGTGGTCAGAATCTTCCGCCAGAGCAGATTGAGCAGTTAAAGAGCAGATTTGAACAGAAAAAGCAGGAAAGAATCAATCAGCAGTTAAAGGCTAAGGAAGAATGGGAACAGGACAAGAAACGCAAACTTGATGAAGTTATTCAGGCTGGAAACAAAGCGTCTGTCGATATGAAAGAAGCGCATAAGCAGGAAGAAACTCTTACATCCGAGATTTCCAAGCTGACAGGGGAATTAGAACAGATCAAAACTTCTCTGGATGCAGAAAACAAGAATCTGGAAGCCATACCGACAGAACCAGACTTCTCAGGAAATGCCGAATATCAGCAGATTCTTGCATCAATCAAAGAGAAACAGCAGGAGCTTAATTCTCTGGACAATGGAGAAGAAGCGAAGAAACAGCTTTCAGAGCAGTTATCCGACAAAAAACAGGAATTGGCAGCAGTCAATCAGAGAATCGGAGAAGCCAACAACAACGTCCGAATCGACGAACAGATCGAGAAGCTTCAGGAAAGCCAGAAACAGTATGCACAGAAGAAAGCTGATGCACAGATGATTCTGGACGAATTGAAATCACTGAGTATGGCAAAGAATACAGCCCTTGAAGATGCGGTAAACCAGTATTTTGACGGTGTTAAGGTGAAGTTATTTGATACGCAGAAAAATGGTGAAGTAGTAGATGCTTGCATCTGGTACGTGCAGGACAAGGACGGCGACTGGAAGAAACTGATTGGGAACGCCAATACAGCCCTGATGATGAAAGGAAAAATTGCCATCATGGACGGCTTGCAGAAGTTTTATGGCGTGAGCTATCCGATTTTCGTTGACTGTGCAGCAGAACTGGATAACAGCAGTCTGGCAGGCATTAAGGCAGATGCGCAGTTGATATTCTTGAAAGTTTCTGAGGGGGATATGACGGTAACGGAAATTTGAGAAAAGTGGAACAGCTAGGAACTTGTTTGGCGACAGCCTAGCTGCTCCACACAAAATATAGAGCAAACTATATTTGCTAATAGCATAACAGATAATTTTAGCTTAATCAAGCTACAGGTGATTTTGCACCTGCAAAGTGAGGAACGTGTTCACTCACTAGAATCCATGTAAATTTAATATTTGAGGTTTGACAGACCTGTGAATTTGCATGGGTACAAAACGGTTCGAGAATGGACTTGACATTGGCTTTGGGTTTGGAGCCCTGAAAAATAGCGTAGGTACGAAACTAAGGATCTGATCAGGAAGTGTATCCAGAGCGGTTTGGGAACCTACAAAACAACAAACAGTACAGATGCAATCACGCAAATAGCGTGTTGGCAAATATATAAAAAATATAGAAAAGGAGAATTGTTATGGCAAACAAAACACAGTTAGCAACAGCAGGAGAACAGCAGGCGGCAATCGTAATCAACAACTCATTCATTGATGGGTTGGTTAAGCAGCTTGAAAAAAAATGCGAATACGGTCTTTCATTCCCAAAAGACTACAACCTCAGTAATGCGCTCATGGGGGCATATTTGACTCTGAAAGAGACAAAAGACAGAAATAATAAGCCAATTCTGGAATCTTGCACAGCTACAAGCATTGCAAACAGCCTTATGAACATGGCAACGCTCGGACTTTCAGTTCAGAAAAAACAGGGTTATTTCATTGCCTACGGCGGTCAGTGCCAGTTCCAAAGGTCTTACTTCGGAAACATTACAATCGCCAGAAGATATGGAATGAAAGATATCCATGCCGAGATCATCTACGATGGTGATAAGTTCAAATACCACATCGAAGATGGAAACAAGGTTCTGGATTCTCACGAACAGGATTTTATGGACATTGACAACGATCAGATTCTTGGGGCATATGCAGTAGTGCTGATGGAAGATGGAACAAAGCATCTGGAAGTAATGAACATAAAACAGATCAAACAGGCTTGGTCACAGGGCTATGGTTACAAGGAAAGCGGTAATGGAACACACCAGAAGTTTACTGACCAGATGGCAAAGAAAACAGTTATCAATCGTGCGTTAAAGCAGATTATCAATAGTCATGGTGATATTTTCATTCAGGAAGTTGAGGAAGCCACAGAAGAAATTCCAAAGCAGGATATTATTGAACATGAAGTTGCTTATGAAATCGAGCAGAATGCCAACGCAGAAGAATTTATCCCAGACGAACCAGTAGCAATCGAAGAACAGCCTAAACAGTCAACAGTCGCAGAAGTCGTAAAGACTGCCGAGAAAGAACCAGTTCCGGCAGCAGACAAACAGGAAACAGAGATTCCAGATTTTATGAAGCCAGAAGAGATGTGATCGCATATGATGTACGGCGACTGCATCAATTTCGACCGATGTGACTGCGGTAAATTCGGTCACGGTATGACTCAGATCGGGCGGTGTGAAAACTGCCCGTACTATGAGTCGGTAAAAGGCTATTTCGAAAAAAGAGGTGAGAACTATGAGGATTATATCACAGGATGGAAAAATCAATCTTCCGTATGAAATGACAGCGTTGCTTGTTTCGGACAACTACATACAGGCGGTATTTGCCGGAGGGATACAGCAAAGTCCGTATGTGATGGCAATGTACTCGACGCAGGATAAATTGCAGGATGCACTTGATGTGCTTGATAGAAGATTTGTCGGCATGGGTGATGGGATTTTTAGATTTCCAAAGGATGACAAAGTATGAAAGAAGAATGGAAATGGGTAAATGGTTTCGAGGGATTATACCAAATTTCAAATACAGGGAAGCTGAAAAGTTTTAGAAAAGATTCAAGTGGACACATAATGTCGAATAAGGATAAAAACGGATGGTATTTTACGGTAAACCTATATGACGAAAGAAATAAATGTCATACAACTAGAATACATACATTAGTTGCTAAACATTTCATAGGGGAAATTCCGAAAGGATACCACGTACATCATATAGATGGCAATAAGCAGAACAACGTAGTTACCAACTTGAAAATAATGCATCCGTCAGAACATAGAAAAGAGACTGCTAAAATGCTCCCGCAGATAGATACGGGGATGATTCATTATAACCAGTATGAACGCCCGAAAACAATATATATGTATGATACGAACGGAAACTATTTAGCTTCTTTTCCAAATGCAATGACAGCGTCAATTATTACTGGCATATGTTCCAGAAATATACTTCAAGTTGCAAATAAAAATGAATATAAACCGGGGAGAGTAAGGAAAACAGCCGGAGGGTTTGTGTGGAAGTTTGAAAGAGAGGTGGTTTGAAATGTTCATGAAAATAATAAATACAGGTAGCCAGCCGGGAAACTGCTACGCACTTAAATCTGAATCTGGCGAAATCTTGCTTATGGATTGCGGATGTAGATACTCGGAAATCCTGAAAGGAATTTCTTATAGGATATCAGAAGTTTCGGGGTGCTTATTAAGTCATGAACATGGTTAATTAAGGCGACCATAAGAAGTCGTACAAAGAAATATTGAATGCCGGCATTCAAATTTACACCAATGACGAGACAGTTAAGAGTGTAAACACAATCTCTGGCGAGCTGATGATCGGCTTACCAGAAAAGAAATCAAAGGACATAGGTTCATTCCGGGTAACGCCGTTCTATGTCCCGCACGACAATACACCAAACTTTGCATACCTGATATCTCACGAAGAATGCGGACGGCTGATATATGCGACAGACTTCTCATATTTGCCGTTCACATTCAAGAACATGAGAATAAATCACTTCCTTATAGAATGCAATCATCTGGACGAATCGCCGGAGCAGGATTCGTTTAAGTTTGAGCACTCCGTCCGGGGGCACAGCAGCTTATCTACTGTAAAAGAGATTATCCGAGTGAACAAGACCGCTTCGCTCAGAACTATAACGCTATGCCACCTGTCAGAGGGATGGGGAAATCCGGAAGTGATGCAGAAAGAGATACAGGGCGTTTCCGGGGATGATGTTCTGGTGCAGATCGCAAGACCGGGACTGGATGTTGATTTGAATTTATGCCCGTTTTGAAAGGAGAAAGAAATGAAAATTTGGACAGAAGAAGAACTTATTAACGACGGAAACAGATTAAGAAATGCTGAAATTACAAATGTATCATTGAATTTTAAAGATCACGGAGTACTCACCCTTGACCTCGCTCTTTCTGGCGGTGGCTGGGGCGTTGTATTCGGAGGATATGTTTTAGGACATGGTTACCTTGGCTCGGAAAACTTTAAAGGTTCAAAAGCAGGACTTGAAGCGATTATGAGAATCATGGACGTTGTTGGCGTAGATGACCTGATAGAAATGAAAGGAAAGCATGTTAGAGTTGCTACGAAAGGGCTTGGACATTCAGTGAAAATTATTGGAAATTTCATTAAAGATGAATGGTTTGATTACGAAAGTTTCTTCGAGGATGAGAAACCACCATTTGTGGAGGATTAAGCATGGTATCAGCAAATTTAAAAGACTGGAAAGAAGTCGCCAAAGGCATTTACAGATATGTGATCTCTGCAAATGCGGCATACGAAATCCACATTAAATATTGGAATATGGACACAGACATTTTAAGTGCGAATGCAAGTCTATACATTGTTGGCGATTGGCGCTCAAATGATGGTAAAAATACCAGAGAAAGAGAATGCTTACTTGAGTCAGGACCGGTTATGGCTTGCCTTGGGAAAGCTATAGAGGATGATAGAGAGAATAACAGTTAAATAAAAAAAGCACCGACTATTTATCGGCACTTTTTACAAAATCTTGGAGAACAGTAATGACCAGATTATTAAAGCTCCTGTTCTCCTGCTTGGCAATCTGCTCAAGCTGTTCTTTAAGCTGTATCGGGAACGTGATGTTAGTTCTGGTCTTATCAGACTTGACGGTCATGTGAAATCCCTCCCTTGTTTTTAGAACATTGTAGCATTTTTGCTTGTCGGTGTCAATCAGGTACCAAAGTGGTATCATTTTTATCTTGCAATATAGGTATCTAGGTGGTATCATAATGGTATCAAAAACACACCGAAAATGAATCGAGGTGATAAGTTTTTGAATAGTAACTATAAAAATTTTGTAAAAGCTAAGGCAATTGAAGCCGAGAACCGTAAGAGGTGGTTAAAAATTGACCCGCATCTGAACGACAATCCCGGAATCTACATTTTGACAAGAATTGATGAAGACGGTTTTAAGTTTGGGTATGCAGGCCAGGCAAAGAAACTAATTACCAGATTATGTCAACATAGCACAGGGCATCAACAGCACATTGATCTTAGCTTGAAAAAACATGGATTATATTCAGAAAAAAATCCATATGGTTGGCGTGTAGTGCATATTAATTGTCCAGAATCAGAACTTGACGAAAAGGAACAGTATTATATCAGATGGCTTGCAGATCAAGGATATCAGCTCAGAAACAAGACTGGTGGCTCTCAGGGAGCAGGTAAGAAGCAGATTGATGAGTACAGACCGGCAAAAGGTTATTACGATGGTTTGAAGCAGGGCAAGAAATCCCTCGCCAGAGAGCTGTCACACATCATAGACACACACTTGCAAGTTTCGCTGAAACCAGAGAAGCAGGGTAACAAAGTATCAATCCGGGCTTTTGAAAAGTTCCAGAACCTGATTGATGAGAAAACGTACGAATAAAAAATGAAAGGAGCTTGCCTTCATGTGACGCAAGGGTGCACCGGGCTTCTTTGAAATATGAAATTAAAATGCGAAATATACAGAGACTCAATGCAAAATTACAAGAAATATGCAATTCCAAGAGCACAGCTTGTTATAGCTGATGTTCCGTATAATGTAGCAAATAATTTTTACGGGAGCAACCCTATGTGGTATGTAGGGGGGGATAATAAAAATGGTGAAAGTAAACTAGCAGGAAAAGCTGCCTTTAATTCAGATTTTAATTTTAACTTATATGAATACTTTCACTTTTGCTCAAGAATGTTAAAAAAAGAAGATACAACACCTGTGCCAAGAGGAAGAAGTAGCAATTCTCCATGCATGATTGTATTTTGCTCGTTTGAACAAACACAAACATTGATTAAAGCTGCTGAAAAACATGGTTTTGTACATTATATCCCGCTTGTTTTCATAAAAAATTACAGCCCTCAAGTATTAAAGGCGAATATGCGTGTGGTTGGAGCTACGGAATACGCATTATTGTTTTACAGAGACAGGCTTCCTAAGTTTAGGAACGGCGTTCAGACTGACGAAAACGGAAAAACAATCAGAGGTACAGGGCACATGGTTTTTAACTGGTTCGATTGGGAGAAAGATGGAAAAGATATTCCTAAAATTCATCCGGCACAAAAGCCAGTCAAACTTTTAAAAAGATTGATTGAAACGTTTACTGATCCCGGAGATGTAGTAATAGACCCATGTTGCGGAAGTGGGACAACGTTAAGAGCTGCACATGAAATAGGAAGAAATGCTTTCGGCTTTGAAATTGATAGAAATTTCTTTAAGAGAGCAAAAGAAGAAATGCTTGTTTTTGAGGAAAACAGTCAGATAAGCATAGAAGATTTTTTATAAAGGAATCGTAAAAATGGATAATTTTAGACATCGGAAACATATGGAATGGAAGCAGAACCGCCGGGATATTTATTATTTTATTTTGAAATACTCAAAATCGCATAAAGGCACACCGCCGACAAGAATTATATCTGATGAACTGGAAATTAGCATGACAGCCGTTCAAAGGCATCTAAGGCAGTTTGAGGACGATGGATTGATCGTATTTTACGGAACTGGTTCGCACAGGACATACGAACTGATAGGAGTAAAGAAACATGAAACTGTATGACGTATACGACGGTTCAAAATATATCGGGGAGCTGACGCTTGCTGAAATATCAGAATTGACAGGAAAGACAAGAAGTCAGATATCGCAGGCAATCAGCGGGGCATATGACATTAACGGAAGATATGCGGTCATATATGATGGACAGCAAACAATCGCATACTCAAACAAGAATGATCGCAGGATGTTGATGGAATTTGACATTCTGACTCAGAAGATAAGGAGGGCTGTTGGATGGGAAAACTAAAAAAGAGCGGAGGTCTAACACAATGAATAAAATGCGTGAATATGAACGAGGCAGGGAAGACGGGCTTGACCTTGCCAGACGAATTGTCAAACAGGGCGGGATTGAAGCCCTCGAACAGGAATGCAAGTTCCGGGGTGTGACCGGGATACATACCTCTCTGGCAGTAAAAGACCTTGATAAAGCTTCAGAGAAAATAAAAGAGGTTATAGCGGATTCGTTCGTAATATTGTCGATTGCCGTTCTGCATGATGATTTCGGTTTTGGCGAGAAACGCTGTCAGAGATTTAGAAATGGCCTTGACCGGGCATCTGATTACATCAATGACGGTCTGGCAGAATGGATTGATTATGTAGACGCTATTAAAGAAGAGTTAGGGATTGTATTAAAGAATCCCGGAGAATAACGGACAGGTAGCATTTGGATAAATCAATCATGGAGGACTGCGCAATAGCGTGCCAGTTGCTTACATGAGGAAAGTGAGGATAACAAGAGGATGGTAATAGCAAAATTAAACCCGATAAATAAAGATGATTTAAAAGTCGGAGATGTGGTTGGAGTTGCAAGGGAAGTACGGTGTGGATGGGGAATAAGTTTTAGACACGTCATGGTGTATCCGGCAAAGATCATTCGCATAACTCCTAAACGAACCAAAATCGAAACCGACAAGTTCGGAGAACACGATAGATGTGAGACATTTTATAAATATGATTCCGAAGCCATAAAAGAAAGTGAAATGGCAAAGAAATTCAAGGAGATCAGAGATGGTGTATATGCCATTGAAGATTTTAAGTCGAGCCGTGGGCTGAGAGTAATTAAAGACGAAGATTTAGATACACTGTCAGAACATATTAATGCAGTTGTAGAAGTTTTGAAAAGATATGGAAAGTGAGGACGTAATGACAGAGCAGGAAAAGAAAGAACTTCTGGACGAACTGGAAAAACGTATGGATGAAAAATACAAAGGGTGTCTTATCAGAGAAGATGTCGCAGCCACATTAAAGGTACCAAGAGAAAAATGGTTCAGAGATGAGAATGGAAATGGAAGATATTCTTTTATGGCAGATGCTTTTGATTCCACCATTATCTCATGGCAGGTCTGGGAAACAATCAGAAAGCTGACTTGTGTTATCTGCGGTAAGCAGTATGTTAGACAGCTTGCAAATGTAGAGAATGCGGATGAGGTTGCAGAGAAACTTTGCCAGTTTGTCTACGATTTGAAGATGGAATTTAAAGAGCAGGAGAACGGAAATGAAAAACAATAATTACACTTCATTTTTCAAAACAAAACCAAGGAAAGTAGAGAGATACATCCGTTGCAGAAAATGCGGTGGAAATATGGAATGGGTTGAATACTATCCGCCGGAAATCAAATGTCCGAAGTGCGGATATACTGTATATCCTAAGCCTTATGAACCTAACTGCAATGAGATTGAGAAAGATGAGGAGGACACAAAATGAAATTATATTTCTACATTTTAGACAGCGACAGAAAAACAGATGAATGGAATCTTCGTCTTGAAGAATGTGAAGTAACAGAAAAGCCGAAGACATATAAACCGGCAACTAAATTTCCTGACAGAGTCTACGCTTCGTTTATAAGAAAAGAATCAATAGGTAATTTCATTAATGAATACAGCAAAGTGGTTGTTCTGGATGCACCTGATTATGAAAAAGCAAAGGAAGTATTTTTTAAAAAATACGATAATGAATTAAACACGCTAAGAAAAAGAATTAATTTCTATGAAGGACTTAAATCTGCGATCGAGGATTACAAGGAGGACTAAATGGGAAGATGTAAATTAGAATGTCCGGACAGTGAAACACAGTGCTGCATCTGATGTACTAAGCAGGATTCCTGTCAGTGCAGATGTGATGATATGGACAGTTATGAATATGCAGAGGAATGCGAAGATTATATCGCAGAGGGAGAAAATAATGAATAAATATTTGCATTAGTTTTAAGCATTGCAAATGCTGCATGTATTGTTGTGAATATAATCAATCAGAAGTGGGATGTTATGACACTTAATATTATAGCATGCGTGATATGCATTGCTAATTTTATAGTAAATGATTGAAAAGTGGAGGAATGCGAAGAGTATGAGACTGATTGATTTATTGACAGCAATTGGCGCAGATTTGATTAGAGTTGACTTGGATTTTGATGAGAAAGGATGATGGGAATGCGTTTAATTGATGCAGACAAAATAATTGACTCTCTTGGAAATTCGGATATGGATTTTGCAATAGGTGCAGTTATTGACGAACAGCCGACAGTTTTTGACTTGGACAAAGTTGTGAAGCAGTTAAAAGATTTAAAGGCGATGTATTGGTTTTCAATTGCAAACACAGGAGATAAAAAGCTCGATATTGCTTATGAGAATGTAGGAAATACATTAGACAGGGTTATTGAAATCGTGAAAGGTGGTGGAGTTGAATGAGCAGATTAATTGACGCTGATAAATTAATTCAAGAAATGAGCGAATGGTATTGGGATAAAGAAAAGCAGAAAGCTGCGGAAAATGATGTTTCTCCGATGGATTTATTTACACATCTTGCAATTACAACTGTTCAAGAACAGCCGACAGCTTTTGATGCGGACAAGGTTGTGGAGCAGTTGAAAACAAAAAAGACAAGAACTGCTGCATTACAGAAAGCATCGGAGTATTTCGAGGGTGAAACTGATGCGTTTGAAGTTGCAATCAAAATCGTGAAGGATGGGGAGAGTTGAATGAGTAGTGCAAGTGTAAGATTCGGAACAAAAGCGTATGTATGTGCAAGATATTTTCTTAGAACGGGAAAGTGCTTCAAATACATCGACTATCGTGGCGAGGATGCCACGGAACACGTATATGAGGTCATGGCGTTATATCCTTATTGCGCATTGTTAAGAGATACCAGGAACGGAGTCAGAACTTGCCCGGGGTATAACACTTTGAGCTTGATGCTGAGAGGAAGTGAAGTAAATGCGTAAATCAGTGTTAGCGATAGATACACCAGAATCATGCGCACAGTGTCCCCTCCTTAATGGCTCGGATGAGTGCGTGATGCAGGATGCAAGTGCAAATTTTAATGCAGATTCGTTCGACGATCTGATGCACGGATGTCCATTGAAGCCATTGCCGAAGGAGAAAGAAGAGAAATATTGGAGAAGTAAGCTTAGTCTTGCATGGATTCGAGGTTGGAACACTTGTATTAGCAAAATTACAGGAGGCGAAGCAGATGGAGAGACTAACACTTGACGATATGATAAAGGCACTTAAATGCGTTGCTAGCCAGGATACTATAGGCGATTGCTATGCAGACCACGAAAATTTTATGCATATGAATGATGGTGAGTATAAACGTATTGTCTGTAGAGCCGGCGAGGATTTAAGAGATCCTATCAGCGACAAGGAAGCGGTTGGCTGCCCGTATCATCAAAACACTTATGGATGTTGCTTCGAAGACGGGGAGCTGCATTGGCTGAAAGATGTCGCGGAGCTGTTAGAAGAACTGAAATCTTATAAAGAAGCAGAAGAACATGGATTATTAATGAAATTACCAGTACCATTAGGAACTACAGTATATACGTTAAGTACGATTTTTGATTGTATTTATGATTATGACTGTAAAAGCTATCAAAAGTGGAAATGTAAAGAAGATATTCCATGCGAATATGAAAAGAGATCATACCATATAAAAGAAACTGAGTTCGGTTTTGTTATGGCACATTCTATTGGAGAAACAGTATTTCTCGCCCGTGAAGAAGCTGAGAAGAAGTTGGAGGAGATGAAGAATGAATAAATGTTGCGCTAGTCAAGATGGTATATGTAGAAACGTTATCCTGTTCGGAACTAAATGTGATGGATATAAAGAAAAATGCACACTTAAGCCATGTTATGAAAACCTCGAAAAGATGGTAAAAGGTTATCAACATAATTTGAGAAAAATGTTTGGAGCGGAGGAGTGATATGAAACCAGAAGAAGCATTAAAAGAATTAAGTTATGATAGCACGGCTTATGGTGGTAAATGTACGCATGAAGTTAGAATGGTTGCAGTTAAGGCATTAAAAAAGCAGATTCCAATGAAACCAAATAATATCAAATCTATTTTTGATTTTTCCGGCAGATACTATACGACAAAAGGTAACTGTCCAGTTTGAAACAGCGAGGGACTTAATAAATTAGATTTTTATTGCAATAAGTGTGGACAGAAATTAGATTGGGGTGTGGAAAAATGATAGAAATAATATATAAACTGATAATATGCCACTTGATCGGAGATTATGTTCTTCAAAGCGATTTTATCGCAAAAACTAAAGGAGAAAACTGGTATCACTTACTGGTTCATTGCTTTCTTTATTCAGTTCCTTTTTATATAGTGTTCGGGTGCTCATGGAAACTTGCCCTTGTAATGACTATGCATATAGTGATTGACCCTTTAAAGGCACGATACAACAAGATAAGTTACATGGCAGACCAAATTATACATTATGTGACACTTTTAGTTTATTTATTCTAAAAAAGGCAGAAATTATGGCAGATAAAACATGCAAAACTTGTATTGAAAACGACAACGGGCTGTGTGACCGCGAAGGTATCCTGATAGAGGAAGATGATAGCTGTGAAAATCACACAAAAAACTGGATGGACTCTTTAATGGAGAAATTCATCCGAAAATCAATGCGGTAAGGACGGAAATGTCCTTACCAGACGGGAAGGTGGCTAAATGACAAAGGTGAGTTGGATTCGATTAGAAATAGATATGTTCGACAACAAAAAAATCCGGCATATCAGAAAACTTCCAGAGGGAAACAATATTGTGCTGATCTGGATGATGCTCCTGACGATGGCGGGACGATGCAATTCAAACGGGATTATTTTTCTGACAGAGAATATTCCATATACAAATAAAATGCTGGCTGACGAGCTGGACTTTGATGAGAGCGTGATCGAACTTGCACTGACAATTCTTGAAAAGTTCGGCATGATAACCAGAGATGGAACGTTGCTTTCAATCCCCGGATGGGAAGAGCATCAGAATATTGACGGGCTTGAAAAAATCAGAGAGCAGACCAGAAAACGGGTCGCAGAGCATAGAAAACGCCAGAAAGAATTATCAGAGGAAGAACGTATGCCGGAGATTCCAGAGCAGATTTCTTGTGAGAAAGATTTAGTCAAGCCCGGTGATGTGCAGAAAGTGGTTGATGAGTGGAATAGGCTTCAGCGGTTCGGGATTCAGCCAATTGCGCGGATGACAGCAAGGCGAACTCAAATGTTGAAAGCAAGAATCCGAGAATACGGTATGGATAAAGTAATGGAAGCACTGAAAAATATACAAAATAGTGACTTCCTTATGGGAAAGAAAACTGATTTTATGATAAATTTTGAATGGTTCGTGAAACCAAACAACTTCTTAAAGATACTCGAAAACAAATACCACAACAGGGAGGATATGCGAAATGGAACTGACGCAACTCAAAGAAATGTCGAACCACTCGTCCCACTTGGAGAATGGAACGGAGAAGAATCGGACACCCCGTTCGCTTGAATGCCCTGAATGTGGGGACAGCGGGTGGAGATGGGTAAGAGATGCAAGTGGTATTCCCTATTGTGAGGAATGCTATTGCGGAATCAGAAAAAGAATAATCCTTGAAAATCAATTGAAATTTGCAGAGCTTCCAAACGTGTTTAAAGGCTCAAATTTCAACGATTTGAAGTCAAGTGTATATTTGAACGCCGAGAGCCGAAAAGTATTTTCTCAGGCGGCTCAGGCGGTAAATTACTGGTTTAAAAATCTTCCTGATATGCAGAAGAAAGGAATAGGGCTATACCTTTTCTCAAATGCAAAAGGTTCTGGCAAAACCAAAACAGTATGCAGCTTGGCGAATGAAATTATGAAAAAATACCAAAAACCAGTCAAATTTACCACATCTCTAAGAATCCTCGATGAGATCAAGAACACATGGGGAGACAAAGGGAATACGGAGGGAAAGTTAATAGAGGATTTGTCCAGAACAGAAATCCTTATCATTGACGACTTCGGCGCTGATTCTGGAAAAGAATGGATTAACGAAAGATTCTATAGCATTATCAACGGGCGGTATATCGACAGGAAAATCACTATATTCACGAGCAACTGTCAGATATCAGAACTGAAATATGATGAGAGAATCACCAATAGGATTCTGGAACGGTCGCTCGAAATCCCGTTTCCGGAAGAATCTGTCAGAGAACATATAGCACAACATTTGAAAATGAAGATGGTACAAGGAATGCGAGGTAAAGAGAGTGAAAATAGTTGTTAAACCATGGGGCGAAATGTCTTTCAGAGAAATTCAGAATTTAAAAGAAAAGCAATGTAAGCATTGTGATTATTTTTCAAAGAATAATTCTGGAGGGTTATCATATGGAACTTGCGATTACATCCTTATCAATGATCACATGAGAGGATGCCTACCGACGGAATGCGTAATGAAAGGGATTTTTAAAAGAAGAACAGGAACAAAAAGAAGAGCAGCTTTGAGAATTTAAACCTTTGGAAGGAAAAGAAATGAGAACAATAAGCGAAATGTATAAACGTTCCGGCGGAACTGCGTATCAGCACAATTGTTCTGAGTGCAGATTTTATAGGGACGGAAAGAGGGGAAAATGTCTGATGTACGGCGGTGATCGGGATTGGCATGGAAATTTTATTGCCTGTAAATTCTTCAATCTTGAAGATGATATGCCGGAAGGACAGATGAATATTTTTGATTATGTGTGAAAGAAAGGAGGAACGAGGAACCGCTGGCCAGCGAAAGGATATCCCGGTTCCTCCTTATTTTTTATGAATAATGACGACTTGAAATATGCAATTGAGAATGGTATCATCAACTTGTCTCACATACAAGAGCAAATTGAAATGAATAAAAGGGAAGAAATTTTAAAAGAATACAGGGACAGCATATGGAAGGCATCTGACGGATATTGGAAAATTCGTATGACTTATGACGAAACCGGACAGAGGAAAATGTTTAAGCGCCGGTCTAAACAGGATTTAGAGGACTTGATTGTAAAGACGCACCGTGAGAAAGCAGAGAATCCGAAGATTAAGAGCGTGTTCGAGGAATGGGCGCAGCGCAAGGTTGATTTGAATAAGATTTCAATACAAACTTATCAGAGATATCAGCAGGACTTTAATCGTTTTTTTGGGACCATGGGCGAACGCAGAATTAAGAACATTGAGTCAGAGGATATCAGCAACTTCCTGGAAGAACAGATCAGCGAACACAATCTAACTGCAAAAGCTTTCTGCAATCTTAAGACAATTACCAGAGGTACCCTAAAATGGGCGAAGCGCAACAAGCTGATTGATTGGAACGTGCAGGAATTATTCTATGACTTGGATGTCACCGATAAATCTTTCAAAAGAAATATCAAAGAAGATTCAGAAGAAGTATTTAATGATGCTGAAATGGACAGGATGATTGATTACTTGAAAGATAATCAAGACATGGTAAATCTTGGCATCATGCTTATGTTTGTAACCGGCCTGAGAGTTGGGGAGTTATGCGCTTTGAAATGGAATGACTGGCTACCACATATCAGTACGATTAAAGTCAGAAGAACGGAAGTAAGGCACTTTGAAAACCATAAAGGTATTTTTGAAGTGAAAGACTTTCCGAAAACAGAAGCAGGCGTAAGAAATGTAGTGGTTCCTCAGGGGTGTATATGGATATTACAGAAACTTAGAAATATGTCGACATTCTGCGAATATATATTTTCTAAAGATGGAAAGCGATTAAATACTTATTCGTTCAGGAACCGGTTAAGAACAGTGTGCAAGAAAACTGGCTGTATTCAAAAATCACCGCATAAAATACGAAAAACATATTGCACGATATTACTCGATCACAGCATAGATAATCAGATGGTCACATCACAGATGGGCCACACAAATATTTCGTGTTCCGAGAACTACTACCACAGAGACCGAAAGGACCTCAAGAAAAAACAAAAAATCATGGACAGTATAAACGAGTTCATGGTGGTGTCGAGATAGTTTTTTTGAGAGGGAACAACTAGGGAACAAAAAGGAACACCCTGAAAAAAGCTAGAAGCATTGGTTTTATAGGAAAGATAGCAGTTTAAAGATACGTTCGATTCCCGTACTGGCTGCTAAGAAAACCTTGATTTTATGCGGGTTTCGGGACTTCTGGAATCCGTAAGGGAACACCCTAGGGAACACAAACAAATATTCAATAATAAGACATGGAGGAATCTTGTATGCGAGATATAAGAAAGCCTCAGATAAAATCGCTGAAAGGCGATTATTTTTTTGCACTTTTTTAATGAATACAGTATAATGTATTCAAAGGAGTGATACAGTATGATACATACCGCATACGATGTAATGAAAGAATATCTGATAACCGGCGCAGAGTTGGATGGTCCGTACCAGATACCAGTTATTCCGCCGATACAGCTGGTACCGAAGAAAAGCATAGACTTCGTTTCTTCAAAATCCAGATCATTAAAAGGACATAAGGACTTGACGGTGAATTTTTATATTGACGACAAGTGTTTCTTACAGGTATGGAATCAGCCAGACCAGTACATTGAGCATCTGAAATGCTTTCATTCAGTTTGCAGCCCAGATTTCACGATCGCGTCTGGAATGCCAACAGCACTAAATATATACAACCTATACAGGAATCATGCTCTAGGCTTCTATTTTGCGATTTTAGGCGTTAATATCATACCATCGGTAAATGTTATCAGTCCAAAAGAAATGCCTTGGATTTTCGATGGTACGCCGCACAGGAGCACTGTATCATGTTGCACCAATGGGAGAGTACGGTCTAAGTCTGCCAGAATGGAATTTTGCGAGAATTTTAAAGAAATGCTTGACGCAATAGAGCCGACAAAGGTTGTGATCGTTGGCATCGTACCGGACGAACTTAATGTGGATGTGCCAATAATAAACCTCAATTCACGGAGCCAGAACATGAAGGAGATGTTCAGAAAGGAAGGACCATGGGAACAGTCAGTAGCGGATCAGCAAAACGAAGGAACAAAGAAACCGGTCGGCAGAAGAAGCGCCGAAGCAGACTTTTCAGTATTGTGGGGCGAAGAAACATGACTGGAAAAGATGAATTGAATGTGATGAAGTGAAAAATTTACATCACGCCGAGCTACGTTATAGAAAATTATATACAGAATGCACAAAAAATAAAAAGTCGCAGGTCTGAATTAGTTTCAGATTTCTGCGATTTTTTTCAGATTTTCCCAGTTCAAACAGTACCGGTTTTGATTCTGCTTCTAACTTGTCGTGCTTTCCCTTAGTTTCCTTATCCCGCCCCGGGATGGTCCCGGAAAACGCCAGCCGATCAGTAACGGGCCGTCGCTAGGAACCCGCGGAAGCCCCGCCACCCTGCATGATCTGGTAAACCGGAGCCAACAGCACAACCCGCCGGGGATAACCCGGAAGCAGGCCGGGAGCAGCTGCGGAAGCGTAAAGCCAGCGCCAGAACCAAAGCTAATTCTAGTGCAACGTTGTAAAATGTGTTTAAAAGCGCTTTTACGCGTCATTGGTAAAATATACAGGAATTACATAAAACTCGCTTAAAAAGCCAAATACGGCGTTATATGAGCATTTAAGGTGCAACCGCCCAAGCAAAACGCCTAAAAGCGTACAGAAATAAGACCGCCGGAGCGATCACAAACAAAGCCCGCATAGCTTCGCACAGTCCGGAAGCATAAAGACCAGACCGGGCGAAGCGTCCGCGCAACTATACAAAATAATAATAACCCCGTTGCACTCTGCCGTCAATCCCTGTTAGCAATTTGATATTCGAAGATTTAAGACGCTTTTATATACTTACGATAAAATATATCAGAATCACGCTAAAAGCCGTTAAAACGTCGAACAGAAGCCAATACAACTATATATAATTGTCAATGCACATCACACCGGGAAACAAGCCCCGGTGAAGTCCTGGCACAGGTCACGAACCACCGCCGCCCGGAGCGGATGCAGGACACCAGAAAAGAGCAGCGGTTTTACTGCTCTAAATAGTTTATATTTGCAATCTGGGGAAAGTCCCGGAAGAACTCAGAAAAGCCGCCGTCAGCGATATTGTATTGACGGTCTGATGTTGGAATCATGCAGCCGTTTTTGATCTCCATACAGGAAAGTTGTAAATATCCCGGTTTTTTCGTGGATTTATGCAGCGCATACCGCATAAAAGACACCGCCCCAGACTGACACCGCACCGGCGGCAAGTCGTACCAGATCAGCGGGACGGAACCGGAAGCAACCGCATTAAACACGTGTCTAGCGTCCTTTTCTGCCGATTCTTTAATTTTATCAACTTCGGAAAAATCCCCGCTTTTTATGGCGTCAATAGTCTGTTTCGACGATGGTTTTATAATTCTATCTATCATATAAAAGCCCCTTTCTGGTTAGAAAAACAGGCGGGAAAGCCCCGCCCGGAATTGTTTATTTAATTCAAGCAATCATTTATTTTCTTTTCCAGGTGCGGAAACGCTTCGCAAATTTCCTGAACGCTGTCTGCGTAATAGTCACCCACGGTCTTGCCAAAAATCTTGATATTTCCAGAATAAAAACAGCCGAGATCATTAAACCAAATATCAAGCCCGGTTGCCTGTTCCTTTTTGTCATCGTACCACATGTCAATTTTAATCATTTTATTTTCCTCCTGATTTTATTTTAAAAGGCCGCCGGGGAAATGCTCCCCGGTACGCTTGCCGGCCTGTTAATCGCAGATATACGACCAAGAATTTACTTTTGTTGTTCCGTATCTTTTCAAATATGTGTCAATCCGTTTTTCAAATGCTTTTCTGACTTCTTTAAAGCCGTCAATAATTTTCTGGATATCGTCCGCACCCAGCTTTTTTATATCCTTGCAATTAATCCAACGCATCGGGGTAAATTCTGGATTATATCCGGTTCTTACCACCGTAAAAGCCTTTAATTTGCTGTTGTCTGGTTGCCCCATATAATGAGTATATGTATAACACTCGTATTCATAACCGCTCAAACATTTTTTGAGATCCTCTATATCAGAATCAATCTTTTTTAGATTTTGTTCTTTAAAATATTGCTCGCTTTTTCGGGCTAATGCTGCCATGTCTTCGGCGTCTTTCATTTCTTCGTTGGTGCAAGTACCATAAGAGCCAGCACCAAAACAGAAGTCCTTTTTTATAGATGGTTTTTCAATATCTGCGATATCTCCATTTGAAAATTGAACCACGTAAGCACAATTTTTCTTTGCAAAGTTCTGCATATATTCATCTTCCCATACCTCTGTTTTAATAATATTCATGTACATTTCTTTTAATTCTTTCTGCGTCATAGCTGTTGTATCTCCTTTAAAATGTTTAAAATTTTTTTGCAAGCTGTAATATATTTATCGGTCAGCACTTCATTTTTGAAGTGTTCGCCGCGTGCCCGGGATTCGAGCCAATCAACAACGCCGGCGCGGTTGTTTCTCAGTTCTTCCAGAAACTCATCATATGATGAAAAATCCTCATTTTTGATAAGTTCCGGGACAAATCGAGCGAAGCCAAATATTGCATTTAATCCGTTTGGCTCCCTGTAAATACAACCGCCGTAAAACTTGCTTGTGGTTCCGCCACAAGTTTTGTGAAGTGCTTTGCAGCCATAACACATTGTGTTATATGTCAGGCTGTCGAGTGCCAGCATCGCATCTTTTATTTTCTGCTCCTGTTCAGGAGCTAAAAACATTGTGTTTTTCATAGTTCATTTACCTCTCTTTTTTATTTTTTTTGAAATCCGGCGGTTGCGTTGGGGCTACGGCTTGACCGCCGCCGGAAGAAATTATTTGATTTTTGCATCTGTCCAAAGATCAAGGATAGAGCGAAAACAATTTAATTCATCAACGGTAAAACCGCCGTCATTAATATGGAATATTGCGTAATCCCCATATTTTTCATTTATGTCCTGAACGTAATTATAAAATTCTTCGAACCGTTCCAGGCGGTCAGTGTCGAGCATGTACCACTTATGCTCAGCCGGAAGCGTTTTTATAAAGTTTTCCGCGTTCTCTGGATAACTAAGCAATCCGGAAACTGTTATTTTGCTTTTCTTGTCGTCCTGTGTGGTGCGGTCAATCATTGTAAACACCGCCCAATTTAATCTATTCAAATATTTGTTTGCCATTGATTTTTCCCCTTTTCTGTGATATTCTATTTTTGCTGGTATTTTAATAATTATATCTAGGGCTCCGGGCTTTCTGGAGCCCTTTTTTATGCTGACATTTTATAAAGAATCAAAAACTTTAATTCCTCATACTGTCGGGAATTAATCCCGGCGAAGTCGCTCCCGATCAGCTCCAGGAGCTTTTCTAATTTTCTTTTTGTGCGGGCTTTTTCGATCTGGCCCAGATAGATGTTATATCTCATCCTTTACACCTCCCACGCGTTTATACTGGCGATTATGCGCCGGGTTTCGATCTCCTCCAGACGTTCCCACGCTTTGGAAACGCTGCGAGCTTCTACCACTTTTGAAGTGATTTCATAATTAATTTTCAGCTGGTAAACCAAAACAAATTTTCTCATTTTTGCTCCGTTCTCCCGGCTCTGCGTCCGGGTTGTTTGTTCTCTGTTGATGGTTATATAATACACGATAATAGACTAAAAGTAAATACACAAGATACACGAAAATAGATTATATAATACAGCTTGTTTTTGTGCAAATAGTACATAAAAATAGACATTGACTAAATACCAAAAATCTATTATCATATATCTATAAATAAGGAGGTGAAAAACAATGGCCGATTATGGAAAGAATGGATATATTGACTTTTCTAAGCTATGGAACGTATTAAAAAAGAAAGAACTTAATAAACAGTGGTTAAAGAACAATGGTTTGCATTCTAATACAGTGGCGAAGCTAACAAAGAATGAAAATGTAACTTGTGAAGTTATTTGTTCATTATGCAAATTATTGAATTGTCAACCAGCTGACATTATGGAATATAAAAGTAAATAAAATACATTATAATAGACTATTGACAAATACACGATAATAGATTATACTGTAACCATAGAAAGGAAGTGGTTACAGTATGGCAAACTTAGAAAAATTTTATATTCCACAATATAATAAGGCTGGAATATATGCAGTTGTCAACAGAACAAAAATGATGGCGTATGTTGGGCAAAGCACGAATATTAAAAAGAGAGCATTACAACATAAAACAGGGATTCAAAACGGCACTCATAACGTAAAAGAAATTAATGAAGACAAAGAAGACGAATTTACTTTTCTAGTGCTTCACAAATTTTACAACGAAGAAGTTGCAAAAAGTAAATTGGATTTTTGCGAAAAAATTTACATGTTCACATTGGCAAAAGCTGGTTTTAAGTTATATAACAAAAATGATGTTGGATATTATAAAAATACTCTTGATATTGCAGCATATATTTGCAATGATATAGCGTTCGAGCTTGGGACAGATGAGAATTTAAAAGACGCATATTTTGAAAAATACGGAAAACATTATTGCTATGATGTAAAAATAGCAAATAATTGCAGGTAAACAAACAACCAGAGGGGCGAGAAATCGTCCCGATCATGAATTAAAAAAACCAATCACGCAGCCCCAGGAGGGGGCGGAACGGAGGGAAAGAAATGAAATTAAACACATTGGCATATATCCTCGGAACAGAGGATACAATTGAAGCCGGTAAAGAATATTTCTTCGGCCAGCTCTGGGATGGAAACGGAGACGGCGAAGAGCTGTTAGAGTCTGGAGCAATCGCCGTATATCAGGATGGTGAGGAGTATATCGTGGATTTCGAGGCTCTGGAATCTGCGGAGGACATTTTACAGGCCCGGGTTAAGGTTACCGGGATTGATTAAAAACAATGTAAAGCAGAGGACGTAAGGAGGGCAAAATGGAATATTTAGTTAATGAGAAACGCAACAACCAGTTCTTTCCGGGAAACTGTATTTACATCCCGGAAAACTACCCGGAAGACTGGCGGGAACGCCTGGAAGCTGGCGAGGTTGTCAGCTACGAGGAGGACGGCGAACAGTGTGAAATTTGGCTTGATATGGAAGAGGAGGAATAGGAACATGATAAAATATGATTTGGTGAAAAGAACGGCAGAATTTAACCGCCAAAATAGAAAGGAGATTAAAGAAGGATGTACAGCTTTGGATCCGGATCCCGAATACATAAAAACGTTTGACGATCTGGAAGAGGCTAAAAAGGAACTTGCAAAACGCAAGACAAGCGTCAGCAAGTTTGAAAATCACAATATGACGTTTTACTCAGTTGAGGAGTATGCGATTGAGGAAAATGAGTTCGAGTTTGACGAGGACGAAAACGAGTTCGTGCAGACGGGCTTTATAGACACGTTAGAGACAACTCCAATGAAAATCGAAGTTGTCGAAACACCAAGTTATGAAACAATTGGTGTTTATTCCAGCCTGGAAGAGGCAGAAGAGGCAGCTAACGAGTATGACGGAGACGGAGAGTCCTATATAATGCTTTAAAAAAATAAGTCGGAAACACAGGACGGAGTTTTACGTTCTGGAAAGCGTCAACCCAGACGAAGGCGCACCAGATCATTACGATGGGGACATTGTAAAGCGCTGGAAATAAACCGGAGGTAAGAAAATGATTAAGAGAGTAAAACTTGAAACCATTTACAAAATGGCTAAAGAAGATAACGAGGAAATAAAAAATCGTAAACTTTTCCCGGACGGATGGGATGAAAAAGTCTACGATTATTATAACAAATTATCGAAAGATTCATACGACGTTAAAATGTTTATGGGATTTCTGAGTGGCGAAGATTCTCCGCTAGAAATGGCGTACGCATACAGGAGAAACATGTATATCATGTTATATACGATGAACGCAACAGATACAATGGCATTTGTGGACAGCGAATACGATATATTTTACATCGTGTCAAAAGACGGCGACGATTATAACAGCTGGGAATGGTGTTTCACGAACAACATTGACCCGATCAAATACAATGGCGAGGACGGAGACGAACCGGTCCCGGAATGGCTCATAAAAAAATATGAAGAACAGATAAGGGAGGAAAATGAAAATGAAGAAAACAATTGACTTATTGAATGCAGCTGTAGAAATGGGATTCAACAGAGAACAGGCGCTTGCAGACATCGATGCAAGCCTCGACTCAGAACTTGAAGAAAGAAAGCCACTGATGGAGGAAGAAATACCCGAAAGTCTGTATGACGATATTCTTGAAGGATTCCGAGCAGACAAGGAAATGAACGCATGAAAGCAGTAATGATACAAGGGCATATGGATACCGCCCGGTTTTCAATACCGGGATGGAACGGCAAGCGGGGCGAAACGTACCCGCTTCCGCCTTTTTCTACAGTTGCTGGGATGGTTCATTTTCTTTGCAGGTGGGACAGTTGGCATGATATGAAGATGTCCGTATCCGGCAATGGAGTCATAAATAAGCCGGAAATCTGTATGAGGTGGCGCGGCGGAGCTGTCGCAGGATCAGAAACGGAGGAATTTAAGCAGCGTTTTCCAGTCAGGGTAAAATCTGGGGATTCGTTTGTGGGCTGGGTTAATACACCGATTTATGAAAGCGTGGTGTCTGATCTGGACCTGAGATTGCATGTTATGCCGGAAAATCAGAAAGAAGTTGATGTGATTTGTAGAAAGATTCTGAACCCGCGGACATTCCCAAGCCTGGGACGACATGAGGACTTGATAAGAATTGACGGAGTGCAGGTTGTTAACGTTTTGCCAGCACAAGAAATGACGCTTGATATGTGCATTTATACACCGGCTACGGTAGAAACACCCGGAACTGTTTACACAATTCACAAAGACTATGTAATTGATAAGCGAAAGCGAAGATTTAATGATGTTCGCGTGAAATATTTAGATCGAGGAATGAAAGTAATTACAGATTGTGATAATTTAAACAATCCTTGTTTTTTCATCTGATCTATAGTATTATTTAGACAACAATTACTGAGGTAATTGAATGTAAACTTGAAATAGTACTGAATAAGTGCAAATTTTAATATTTCCATTTTGGAAAGACGCAAAATAAGCCCCTGAGAGATAATCCCGGGGGCTTTTGTTTTCTTATTCTGGCGGCGTAATAAGTGCGGGGGAACAACCCCGCCGCCGAAGTTGTTAAAATACATTTATCATAAAACTGTCGAAGTTGTCAAGCAAAAATTTTTTTATTTTGGGACTTGATTTTTAAAAAAGATGTGGATAAAATAAAATCAACGACAGGCGACGGAACTCAGGAGGGGAGCGGTAGCCAGAGCGCGAAAAGAATAAGAATTTAGCAGGCCAGATCACGCCGGACAAGGTGCCGGAAGGTCTGGCTTTTTGTGCGATATATGCCGGAAAATGACCGTATTACAAGATGTATAAATATATAATAACTGTATTTATAATCCCCTCCAAGATTCTAAAGACCTAGAGTTTATTAATATACATACTATACAGTACCGTATAGATATATAGAGTTAATAAGAGTAATGTAACGGTAAAAATAAAATTAAATAGACTGTTGACAGTGATATAAAAGTATGATAAAACAGAATTAACAACTGAATAAGCCGAAAGGCAATAATGATAATTAAGACTATTTAAGACGATTAAAACCGTAGCAGATCGGAAAGAAGAAAGGGATTTAGAAAGGTCCCAGAGTGTATCTGCAAGCGTGTTTTTGTCGTCTTTTTTTATTTCAATTTTTGGAGGTGATACAGTGAAAAAGAGTAATACAACAGTAACAGAACAGGGGATAGAAGTGTATGAGAATGATATATATAGACTTGTGGATGAATATATAAACACTGTGTTACAAGTATCTCCAGAAGAATTTGACACACAGAAAGAATATAAAGCTGTTGTTGCTGATAGTTTTGTAGATATGATCTTTTATATTGCTGATAGAATACCGAAACCAGGTACAGAGGATATAGAATTATTAGATAATATATTTAGTGTATATGTGAGAATATGTACTAAATACGGAGTGTTACCAACGTTAGAAGTATTTAGCTTTTTGGTAGGAATAGAGCGCAGAACGTTCACTAAATGGTCTAATGGACAGTATAGGGCAAGCACATCACACGGCGACACGGTTAAAAAATGGTTCGATATCTGCAAGAATTGTACAGTCAATAGATTGAACAACCAGCCCGGCACAAATGCCAACTTGATTTTTGTTGCAAAAGCAGCTTACGGTATGGCAGAGACGGCACCAGTGCAGACAGCACAGCAGGACGGCATACCACACCAGACAGCGCAGCAGATCGCAGATAAACACAGGGCGGCGCTGGAGCTTCCAGAGATGGAAAAGCCGGAGCTGTAACAGATCAGAGACCCTAAAAAGTACGCAGAGGGCGGACAAAAGAGCATGGAAATAGCCTGAATAGTGTAAATTGTATAACATGCACAATATAAAATGACTGTGTTTGTTTAATATGTACACCGATCTATAAAGAAAACTGAAGTTTGTTCCATAGATACATATGTTCTGGCTGAATAACCGTTATCACACATTCCCTTGACCACTGCCGCAGGCCATTAAAAGTCAGCGTTAAACCAAGGAAGCGGGAACCCATGGGGCGGCGGGCTTCCCTGGTAGCGTCCGGCAGGGGACACCGGGAGGGGTCTATATAAAGCCCAATACGCGCCGAGTGAGTACTCCGAGTTCCCGAAAAATTAAAAAAGCCTCTTCTAACAGCAAGGCTTTAAAATTCCGAAAAAAACAAAAAAAGAGTTCACCATGGCAGGGATAGTGATTGCAACACGAAAGCCATAAGCCTTAATGGTTTCTCTGCCATAAACAACAAGGCGATATCAGAAAGGCAGGTATAAATATGAAAATAGGATATGCAAAAGAGTCAGGCATTTGGTTTCCATTGCTTGCAAAGAAAAAGATGCTTTTGAATGAAAAAATTGACACATTTGCTTGCGACTCAATAGATGAAAATAATAATTTCGAACATCTTTGCGAAAACATGAGAAATGGTGATTCTTTGATTATTTGCGGAGTTGATGATATTGGAAATACCAAGGATGAAATCGAAGAAACATGGAGACGACTCCGTGATTTGAATATTGAAATTTATGTGCTTACAGCTCCGATGTTGTTTCAGAGAGAAAACATGGCGTTAGAAGAATCATTTATAAGAGACGTGTCGCTTAGCGTACTTGCTTCTCAGGTTGAAATTGCTAATCAGAAATTAAAAGCAATAAATGATTTATGATAACCATTTACATTCACAGAAGGGTAGGAACAAGATGGAGAAAATATTAAACAACGATGGATATCTTCGGTCAGGGCTGATGGATATTGCTAGACAGTTACTGAATATCTGCAGCGAAACTGGCGTTTCTAATATTCAGATAGTCACATCACCTTGGAAAGAAGGCAAAGGGATTACGCTTTTAGCAAAAACTGATGACAAACCAATCCTTTCAGTAAAAATGGACACTGCCTATGAAAAAGAATAACCCTCAGGGCGAATCAATCAGAATCCGTCTCACAGGACAGCTAGAGCGAAAGCTCATAGCCGAAAAGAACCGAACCGGCAAAAGCGTATCGCAGATCACCAGAGAAGCGTTGGAACAATATTTCCGAAGGAGATAGGAAAAACGCCGACTCAATTTTTCTCAAAAAAATAAAAAAGAGGTTTTTATATGTCAGAAGAATACAGTGAACGCTTTGATGAACTTCGTAAGAATCGAGTCGAGGTAAGCTATCATAAATACGGTCCTGCCAGGAAGAATTTTAAAACCGGGAATGTGCAAGCACTCCCATCCATGGAACGATGTATTGAGAAATACAATTCCACCGGCAACACAGAATATCTCGTGGATGCAGCAAATTACCTCATGTTCGAGTTTATGTACCCGCAGCATCCTAAAGCACATTTCAAAGCCACAGACAGCAAAGATAGCGCCAGGATAGTCGGAATCAGCGTAAAGGAAATGGAGGACTTGAAGAATGAACAGTACTAATGCTCCAAAAGTAAAGATATTTAATCCCGATGGAAGTGGTTGGTGTGGAACCAGATGCGTAGTTGATGGAAAAGAAATCCCAAGAGTAAAATCGGTTGACTTCCATGTTGATGTCGATGAAGTTCCGACATTTGAGTTTGAAATGTTCGGTCTGCCGGATATAGAAATGGTTGGAGATATCCGATTTCGATTCACACCAGAATCCGTGACCGATGCAGTAGCCGTTTTAAGACACGAACTTCTGATACACGGAGAAGTTTACAATGGTTTCAAAGCAAGCCTTAAAACAGCGATTGAGAAGTACTGTACATGCGGCCTGCCATTCGAGCCAGAAGACGAGACCGCCGGTAAGATTCTTGATTTTATGATCGGAGAGGAATAGAAGGAATGATTCTTGCAAAATTCGTAGCAGTCATGTTGGATATTGCATTTTTCACATTGGTTTTAGCATTTCTTATATCACAGGACGAAACCGAAAAGAAAAACAATCCAATAGCAACGGCAGTATTTATATTAATGGAAATATGTTTTGCAGTTAATGCAGTTGTGATTTTTAGATTATAAGGAGAACCCAATGTGGTTAGCATTCACAATACAAATTCCCCTGTTCATCATACTGATTGAATGGGTGAAAATACAAGAAAAGCAGAAGCCCGTCGTTCTCAGGTTCGGGAAAGCCTTTGAATCTGACAGGTCGAGGCATCCAGAGTAGCTTAGGTCTGCGTTGGTGAAACCTAATGGAGAATAACTTTTCCCGCCCATTGCAAAGTAACTGGCGCGGACTTAACGGTACAAATATAGACATGATGCTTTCTAAAATTTTATAAAATATATCACTCTATCACGAGTCCGGGTAAAATCCCGGACAAATAATGGGCTATCTCCAAGCGGTAAGGAACAGCACTTTGACTGCTGTATTCGCGGGTTCGAATCCCGCTAGCCCAGTCGGACTATATTGTTTAGCCATGATATAGTTCCCCTCCGAATTGGTTCCATCTATCCCAACGGGGATGATTAAAGGGGCTTCAAACGCCCCGGTTGGACTCTGCTTATGCAGAACAGCATTTAGACCCTTTGTTGCGACTGCGAGGGCAAGAATCGCAACAGCAGAGGAAGTTACTCTTGAACTGCAATAGCCCTCTGCTCAGGAAACTTAGTTCAGTTGGCAGAACGGTCGGCTCATAACCGACAAGTCACAGGTTCGAGTCCTGTAGTTTCCATTTCTTCCATATGCTGTCTATCCGTTTTATGGACAGAAAAAACTGCTGAATGAGTGTATGTGGATTATTTTTATGAAAGGTGTGTAACGGCACAGCCTGTTCGATGAAGATAATTCCCCGTTCGGCACAGTCTCTGAGTTAAATTGTCGTCAATAGGTGCACGTTGAGGACAGGAAGTTTTTAAGAGACATCAAAAGGTTTTGTCGTTGTCTATAAAGACGTAAATATCCAATTTCGAAACAACTCCGTGGAGCATACCACGGTTACCAAAAAGCCGTCAGGTTGGCAAAAATACGATAGTCCAAGTTGCAGGAAATTGCCTAGTGGAAAGCATAACACGATAAACATATTGCTAACCCGGGGTTTCCGGGTTATGTGGAATGTACGCTAGTGGCAAACTGACAGAGTCGCGCTCTGGTCTCCGGTTCGATTCCGGGCGTTCCGCTTTAATCCGCTTAGAGTTAAGCTGTTTGTATACAGGCGGTCTATGTCTCAGGTGGATTTACGCATGAGCGTAAACGTACAACTCACTAGGCGTTTGCGTAAAAAACTTTTTAGAGAGATGAGACCACGGGCCGTGAGAAGTGATAGTCGGCAATTCTAAAAGAACCATCTAGTTCATGTGTTTTACGATGGAAAGGTTAATGCTTATCTGGATATTTTCATCCGGTCCGAAAGCATGTGATGTGGGAATCAACCCAGTTTCTTTTCAGAGAACTGGCCGTTATAGGCGGTACGGAATGTAGCTCAGTGGTAGAGCAATGGCATTGTAAGCTATGTGCCGCAGGTTCGATTCCTGCCTTTCCGATTCCAATGAACTGCAATCATTGGAATTTTTTTCTCTTACTTCGTTCGGTTCCAGTGTTTCTCGTTGGGAGATTTATGCCGTTCAAGTCGGCGCACTGGATTTTTTTAATTAAGGAGATGGCTATGGACACAAAAGGATGTAAATGTTGTTGCACGTGTAAATGGTACGCAGTATGCGAAGGCGTCTGCTGAAATGGCGACAGTGAACATTGTGCAGACTTTAGATGCCTGGATGATAGTTGTGAATGTTGGGAGGAGAATAAGCATGAGTGATTTGTCTGAACTTATTAATAATGGCGGTCTTATTATAAAAGAGCTGGAAAACGAACCGCCCATAGACCCTATAAAGGTAGCAAATTGGTTGATTGATCGCGGATTAAAAACTGGAATCCGATTATACGGAAAAAGTGAACTTAGACAAATTGCCAAACACCTTTTAATTTATTATGGGGACGAATAATGCAAATAGCAGGAAAAGAAATCAAAGACGAGTGTTCCAGATGCGGAAATATCCTCGAATGCGAGTTGTTCCGTCAGGGACATGGAATAAAACAGGAACGTGAGAATATAGCAAAGATGATCGAGTGCCAGATGAAGCACAGGGAGGAAAGAGAAAAAAATGATTAAAATTTTAGTTCCTGGAACATTAAAAAGAATAAAATGTGTAAAATGCGGAGCATTGTTGCAGTACGATGAAAAAGAAGATGTTAAAGAAGAAAATATAGAGAAGCATTTTGCTACAAATATGCCATCTGGATTCGGGTACAAGCAAAAATACATTGTTTGTCCACAGTGCAAGAATAAAATTATTTTAAGTTCGATCAGATAGGAGGGATATTCGTGTTCAAAAAGATATTCAATCTCTATATAAGATATAAGACAAAAAATCTCACAAGGATTCCATTGTTCATAATGACTTTTGACTGGAAGAAATTTCATAAAGACGGAAAAGAAAACAGTTGTATGTTATATATCTTGCATCCAGACATTGCAAACGACCCATTCTTAAAAGAAAAGTTGTCTGAATGCGTGGATTATATTCGAGATAACTACGACATGGAAATTTTTACAAAAATTTAGCGGGAGGAATTTCAGGTGAACGGTGTTGAAAGCAAAAAAAATTTGGAATTGGAAAAGGAAAATAAAAGACTTGTAGCAAAAAACAAAGAACTCAAAGAAAAACTCGAAAAAGCCAATTTGACTGTTATGGCATATATAGAAGAGTTGAAAACCAGAGAAGTTATGAAAGGCGTTTGGGAGACGCAACCACCACTGATATCTTCTCAATCTGATACGGAGCATAGTAATCAATGGTACAGTGAACGACACCAGTCCGATTGCATCCGAATCAACGAACTAACAGTAGCTCTTGACGCTTTGGTTGACCGATATGCAAACATGAGAAAGATTCATGGGGTGAGTTGATATTATGGATAATCAAATTACTGTTAGCCGATTATTAAATATACTTGATGAGCTTTCGATGAATGGATTTGGAGATATGCCAGTGTTCTTAGGCGAAAATTATCCGTTGTTAGAAGATTCGATAAGCGTTAATCCGCGTGAAAATAAGTTACAAATTAGGAATACATACTATGATAATAGAATGGCAGAAGCCATGACAAAAACAATTAACGAATTAGAGAACATACGCAAAACGTATATTTCAGAATGTATTTTAGCTGGAATGGGATGGGATAATGAATCGACATAAAAATACCGAATATAATGCAGTTATGATTGACACATCCGTTTTACACGATGGCATAAAATACGGAATACCACGTACATTCATTAAAAATAATTACTTAAAAATGCACGGCAAACCAATGATTCGTAAGTCCACTAGGAGGAAACAGAAATATGTTACTGGTTTATTCAGGCTCGGACATTGATTTTCTTGACGCCACATACAATATCGAGGGAGAATGCCACCGAATGAACATCCCGACTAGGTTCTATCCAGACAGACGCTTGCTTCTAGCAGGGAATACGACCGTAATATACAACAAAACGGGAAATCTTTCTAAAACATGGAAAGCAGATTACATCGGGGACAATTATTTGACGATTTTGACATTGATCAGAAAGGACAACGGTAAATGAGCATTAAAACAGCACTTGAATCAGAGGGAGTAGACTTCTCCGAATATATGAATATACCCGAACCATGGGACGGCTCAGCACAAATTAAAATGGAAAATGGTACAAAATGGGTAATTTGTCCGTTTTGCGGAAAGAAAGCCTTAAAGATTCTCCCGACCACAAAGATTTATCGGATGCCGTATAAATGTAAGGGTAGCAACTGCAAGAAAGAATTTATGGTGAATGTATGATATGGAACGAAGAAATATCCTTTGATGGATTCCAAAAGAAGATTGATGAGTGGTACAAGGATGAAGACTTTGAACTGTGCGATCCACCTATCAGTGCTCAGTTTGCCTTAGACTTGATTTTCAAGACATTAGTAGATGATAGAGAAGATTATCCATATCTCACAACTATGCCAGAAAGCGTAGAACAGACAAATAGCATCATGCTTGATTTGATTCTTCGGAAATACAGTCGCAAATACAGAAAATACTTGAAATCAAAAAGAAAGATGGCGAACAAATGAAAAAGATACCAACATTGTTTGAACGAGAATTTAAAGACCATAACGTTGCAAAGGTTTTTCCGAAAGTGCATCCGGGCATGGAATGGGTGCTTGAAGGAGAAGGGATTGCAACAGTCAAATACGACGGCTCTTGTTGTGCAGTAATTGACGGAAAAATTTATAAACGATATGACTGTAAGAAGGGCAAAA